GATTTAAGGCCCATTTCGGCCAATATCTCGGCGGTAATTGCGTCGTCCATCAGGTCTCGCACTCGCTTGGCTTCGGCTCGGGTGTAGGTAATTGCTCTCACCAGGTTTCGCTCCGTTTCGTTTCGGTATGCGCGCAGTATAGGGACGCCTTTTATACCTGTCAACAAAAAGCGGCCCCGAGGGACCGCCGCTCATCATTGCGTTTTAACACACCACTTGGACACCCCGCCCTTTCCTTTCGACTCGCTGGCGGTGAACCACATGCCGTCCAGCTTGCGGCCCTTCATCCGCCGGAGCCAGTACCCGAACTGCGCCGGGTCCTGCCGGCCCTTGTAGGTCGTGATCGACCCGTAGACCTCCTGCCACTCGGCGGCCACTTCCCCCTCAAAGGGCGAGGCGTTCAGGTCGCGCAACAGCATGGGCTCCAGGCCGAACCGCTCAAACCACACGTGTAGCATCCGGCGGAGCTGGATCGTCTCGCTATCCTCGGACTGCGCCTGGCGGATGGTGGCCATCGGGTCGGTGAATCCCAGCCACATGACGCAGTTCCGCACAAGGCGGGACCATTGCTCAAACGACGCCAGGCCCTCCTTTGACATGACGGGCGAGCCTGCAGCGCGGTAGGAGGTCAGCAGGTCCAGAATGTCAGCGCGGTAGGTTTCCAGGTTGTTGCGCACGACGTCCCGAGGGTCAAACCCGTGCAATCGAGTCTCGGGGTTCTCCGGCGAGTCCAGAACGATGGACATCACGCGGCGCACCACGTCCCCCTGTAGACCCACGTTGTTACCGTTCAGCACCCACAGTGCCCGGTTCGACACCGACACCATGGACATGCCGCCCAGGCCACGTGCCTGGTACGACTCGGACGTCATGGCCGAGCAGAAAGTGGCATTAGGCTTTAGCACTGCCATGAGGTTGTCGAAAAGGATCCCCCGCGGGCCGGTCATCAGGATGGAAATGAGGGTCTTGCCCTGCTCGGTCGGGTCGTCCGGCAGTGCCAGCGGTACCGGGCTGCCGGTGGCCACCAGCATGAGGGCCTCAGACAGGAGCGTCTTGCCGGTGCCGTGGGACTGAGCGTTCACCAGAAAGGCCGGTGCCGTCGGCAGTGCCGGCCGAACAACAGCAGTGAGCAGCGCCGAGAACATGGCGGCCTTTGCCGACTCGTCAGCGAACGGGAACTCAGCGAACGGTGACCACACTCGGGCCACGGCCAGGCGCAGCTCCTCGGGCGTGAGGACGCGAGGCTCTCGGATAGTGCCCTTGAGCAAGTAGAGGCCGGTCGAAGGGTCCAGGCCCACCTCAGAGATTACCGACCCGTCAGCACGGGCGGTGGGCAACGGTACCGCCGCTTTGATCGACGCCACGCCAGGGTATTCACCGTGGCCCAGGAGCCGGCGCACGAGCGCCTCCGGGCATTTGGCCGCAGCACCCTTGCCACCCTTGGTCAACTGCAGGTGAGTCTCCAAGAGGTGGGACAGGCTGTGCGCGTCATGCTCCAGGATCCGTCCGTCTGCAGTCACCCGCACCAGCAGGCCGTCACGTTCGAATAGGCCCGGCAGTTCCTTGAACATGCCCAGGCACACACGGAAGGCATGGACCAGCACGCCGTCGTCAACCGACACCGCAGGCATGTCCGCCATGACGGCCTTCTGTTCCTCAGTCCGGGGCTTGACCGTGTACCAGGTTGTGCGGAACGCACAGTTATACGCAATGGCGTCACGGTCGACCGGACGGCCCCCGAGCGCCAGTATCTCGGCCACCCGCTCGCAGTTGCCGCCAGTGCGCCAACACAAGTCGTCAACCACGTCCGCGCCGTTCTGCCAGCGGGTGGCGAACGAACGGAAGTTGTCGGCCATCATGTCGCCCAGCAGTTCCTCGGCGGTGTCGTCCCCGACAAAGTTCGGTACCGGCTCAGTCGTCCAGACCGGGCCCGGGGCATCGGCGGAGATGACCGGTACGGCCTCGCCAGCGGCCGGGAAGGCCATTGCGGGGTCGACCTGTTGCTGTTCGGCAGTCAGCCCCGCGTCGTGCAGGAGGCTGCCCAGGGTGCGGGCGTTCGTGGCGTACGAGTCCCACGTCTCCCACTTGTCAGCAAACGCGCCGTCGTCGTGCCGAGGGTCGCCGGATGACCACTGGCGGCACAGTTCGAACCCGACACCGTTGGCGCCTTCGGTCGTGTCATCCCAGTGCTTGACCGACGCGATAACGCCAACCCACTCAGTGTAGGAGCAGTCGGGGCGAATGACGGCCAGGGCCTGCTTGATGCGGTCCAGGTCTGCCATCGAGCCGGTGTAGTCCGCAGCGGTCCGCACCTTGGCATGACGCACCAGGAATTCCGGAATAGGCGCCGCCACGGCGTCGTGCCCGTTGGCCCAGGCATACATGCCGCCGTTCGGGTGGATCGACGGGGGGAGCGCCACGTAGCCGTTGTACTTGCCGTCGACACCCTGGGCCGGAGCGCCCGAGTACCGTACGCCTTCAGCCTTGGGGGCCTTGAACCACTTGTGGTACCCGCCGCCAGGCGAGTTAGTGACCAGCGCGGTCTCCACGGGCGGGAGGCTCGCCACTCCTTCAAGGCCGCCGTTGCGCGGGTCGACATCGAACACGTACAGGCCACCGCACGAGGCGGACGGCCGGCAGCCGATGTTGGCGGTAGGGCTGGCGGTCCACCAGGCGTCAACCTGCGCCAGGTCGGTGGTGGCCTCGGAGCTGCCGGCCGTGCCGGAAAACGGCGACTTGGTACCGGGAACGAGGGGGAAAATAGCAAAGCCGGCTCCGGCGTAATACCGGGCCCATTGGTGCATCGGGCTCATAGGGACACCTTGGGCGCTGACAGCGGTTTCCAGTGGGTGAAATGGCGGTAGAACTTCCCGGCCTGGGAGTCGGTAACCACCGGAGAGAACGGGTGTTTTGCGTCGAATCGCCCCGCTTTGAAAAAGTCCCCCCAAACTACTACCACCCACTGTCCTTGCTTAGGCAGGCGAACCTTAGCGTCAATCCACTTACTCATTGTTCAGCGCTCCCGGCACGTTCGAAAAGCATCATGGCGTAGTTGCCCACGCTGGCGTAGTCCTGCTCGGAAGCGGCCCGGGCCAGCAGGTCGTGCAGTTCGTCAACCGGGGTCGACTCCCAGCCGGTGCGACCCTCTACGCGGCCCTTGGCCATCTTGTCCCGCATGGCGCTGGTGTAGCGGGTGATGGCCGCGTCATCGGCGGTCACGGCGCAGCCAGTGGCGGCGAGAACGGCCTGCAGGTCGAAGCGTAGGAGGTCACCGAAACGGTGGTGAGGGAGGCTGCCGGTAGCGGCGAGGCGTTGCACGTGTCGGACCGTAAGGCCCAGGATGTCAGCGAGTTGTTTAGCGTCAATAAAAGTCATGTTGCGGCCTCTACGTCATTTTGCGACATGCTACAGGTATAAAAAACCCCGTGCAATGACGGGGCGGAACTTTTTGTCATGCCCACCAGAACGGGTCCCAAGGCTCCCCGTTACGTGCGTACTTGAGCAGGCACGAGTGAGTGAACCGCACGTGCTGTACAACCGAGAGGGACCGCAGCCTTGAAAAACCTGGAGGAGCCTCGTACCACCGTCGTTTTCTTGCCGCCGCTGCCTGCCATTTGGCCCGGGACTTGCGGTCCATGACTGATAGGACGGTCAAAAGTCGTCGTCCATGCGCCGGTTGCGTTCGGCCCACCGGGCACGCCTGCGACGTTCATAGGCCCACACGAACGGGACGGACAAGGGCAGCGCCGCCACTACTGCCAGGCCCAAGGCGGCCCACATGAGGGCTTTTAAAAGCCCCCAGAAACTGGCGTAGAGTTGACGCCAAAAATAGGCGCCGTAGGAGTTTTCGAATCCGGAAAGCGGCGCCATCAGGCACAGTTTCAGAGCTTGTAGGAAGGTCATAGCGGGTCTCCGTTAGGGTAGGTAAAGTCGAGCAGGATTCGCTCATGGGTTTTCCAATGGGACTTTCCGTCCCACTTCGGCACCAGGTACGCGGCGGACCGCCCGCCCATTACCCGGCCCTTGGTTCGATAGATCCGGTACAGGGCTTTATCGGCCTTGCGCATAATCAGGACCAGGGGACCGTGGGCCTTTTCGATACGGGCGAGCAGTTCCGGGCCGGCGTCCAGCTCGCGGACCCGACGCATGGCGCCCTCAATGCCGGCGCCGAATATCCGCTGCACTACAATCATTTTCTCACCGGCCGCACGCATAGCCAGCGCTTTGCGCGCCACGTCGTCGGAGTACTTGGTGGGCATGCTCACGGTTTCAGCTCCTTTGTAAACGTCGGTTTCTGCCCGGGCTCCAGGGGCCACGGCACTTCGGTTTTGCAGCCGGTGCAAATCTTGGTATTGGTGCTGTGCAGCGGTACCAGCACGGCGCCCGGGCAGCACTTGGACGGCTTGGCGTTCCCCTCGTCGTTCACAGGCTACGCTCCTTTCGGTGCTTGCAGGTCGAACAAACCCACTGGTGGTGCCGGATCGTCATCGGCTTAAAGTGGCAGCGCGGCGGCTCGTAGAGGTCCGGTACCGGCGGGAACAGCTCCACGGTGCGGTCCAACATCTGCCAGGCCGCCGACAGGACTTTGTAGTCCTCCGGGTACTCGGCCAGCCGCTTTAGCTTCGGGCGGTGTTCGTACGGCGCGTTATGGCGCATGCTCCGGGCCGTGTCCCGAATGGCCTGGGCGGTCCCGTGGATCTTGAGGGCGAGGGACAGGGCGAGTACCACGTCCATTGAGTTGTAGCGGGTGCTGGTGGTCAGTTTCATGCCCATTGCTCGTTTTCAATATCGTCGGTGATGGTGTGGCAGTGGCGGCACTCGTACTCGCCCGAGGCAATACGGCGCCAGTCGTGGTCGCAAACCCTGGGCAAGTCCTTTCGCCGCACGCTGACAACGATAGTGTCTCGGCTCTCCAGGAACGTCCGTTCCCGAGAGTGCACCACTCCAAGGACCTGTAAAGTTCCGGATTCCTCCTGCTCTATGAGGCCTCCGAGATAAGCGTGCAGCAGTTTCAAGTCAGTCAGCGTTGCCATGGGGTTTCCTCCAAGTAGTGGGCGCACTTTACGCCCTCTTTTTGCAGCAGTCAAACAAAAGCCGCACGTAGCGGCTAAAGTCACTCGGCCAGGCGGGCAAGCTCGGCCATGTCAGGAAAGTGGTAGCGCACAGTCGAGCCGGCCACTTGAATCTCCCGGCCCACCCGCGCACTGGTAACCCGTTCGCCCAGAGCGTGCACTTTGCGCGCGGCCTCGACAATTTGGGCCCGGCGCTCAGCCCCACTCACGGCGGGCGAGGAGTCGCCCAGCACGGACAGGTCCGGATAGTAGGTCCGCACCAGCACGTCCGAGCAGGCGCAGGCCTTGGCCAGGTTCTGGTGGGTCAGGCCCTCAAACCCTCGGGCACGGGCGGCCTCCCAAATCTGCTGGCGCCGTTCGTCTGCCGTCTTGCGTGAGCCTTCGAAGCCCTTGGCCTTGAGGCGCAGCCAAACGGCCGGCATGCGGATACGTTTCTCGGCCCACTTTTCGGAACGACCGAAGTACGCGCCGAGACTGGCGTGGGTCACGGAGTCGTAGCCGGAACGCCCGGCCAGCTCCTCGGCTGCGGCCAGCATCTGCTCGGCAGTGACTTCGCCCTTCGGCGGGACCACGGCGCCTACGGCGGTGCGCAGGTCTTCGGGAGTGATCAGGCGCACCAACTGGTGGCGGGTAATGCCGAGTTTACGGGCGACCGCTGCCTGGGTTGGTCGTTCGCCAACTTCGCGGGCAGCGGCCAGGATGGTCTCGCGTGTCAGTGTCATGGGTAAACCCTGTTAGTGGTAGTTACAGGAGCGCATTGTGCGCCCGGCGATTGATTCGGTCAATACAGTTCGTATACGTAGACCCATGAGGGGAACCCCTGGTTTCTAGAGCCGGGGCCCATCCCCACATAAGCGCGGCCCAATTCCCCCGCCTTGTACATTGCGGATAGGTCGCGGCCCAATTGCGGACACTTGTGAGCGCCGTACGCCATCCAGGCGAAAGGGGCTTTAGTGGCGAGTATGTATTCATGCACGAACTGGGCATTGAGCACATCCACCTGGGCGTCATGTTTGGGCCGCGCCCGCAGGTAGGCCTTTATCCAGGAGTGTCGATCGGCCGGGCTCATGTCGGAAACTCCCCTGTAGAAAACACTGCAAAACCCCCCTTGGAACGGACATGGCCAGCCCATGCGGTCTGGGCCTTTTCGCGCTTCTTGTCCTCCCCAGGCCGCCAGCCCGGGTGTTTCACTTCGATAGACGCGAACTGTCCGATGGTCGTTCCGACATGCTCCGGCAGTATCAGGACCGGCCGGATCCCGATAAGGTCCGCCGACTTGATCACGTCGTTCATTTGCGCGGAGTCGTTGGCCAGGCCAAACCGGACCCACCGTCCGGCCTCCGACTTGAGCGCCCCGACGTTGTTGCGGAACAGGGACCAGTTCCGACGCGGTGCCTCCCGCCGTACCAGGGACTGGGCGTAGTCCTCCATCCGGCCCTCGGGATCCGGCTCAGTTTGCAGTTCCGGAGGATAGAACATGGCCATAAGCTCCATCAGCGCCGGGAACGGGATATTGTGGCGCTTGGCCCACAGGTCAAACTCGGTCATGGTTTAGGCTCCGGCGGGTTCATCAGCGCCAGTACTGCGCGGCCAGCCGCTAGGACGTCCTGCGGGGCGGTGTCCCAAATGTACCCGCCATCCGCCGCGTAGATTGAGGGGCGCATTGCCTGCAAAACCTGCTCGTCGGTCACCGCTACCGGCGCGGGCTGCTCGGCGTAGAGTGGCTGAGCAACAAACCGATCGTCATTTGCACGGGCGTCGAATTCAACCTTGCACACAGACGCATTCCATTCACCGTGACCCTTCACGCGCCAGCGATACGCCACCGGCTCGCCCTGGTGCCGAGCGGCTTTCAAGTCATCACGCTCGTTCAGGAACTCTGTCCGCTCAGCCGTGCGACGTCCTGCAATACCCTTCCACCTCTCAACCTCTGCCCGGAGAGAATCAATCTCTGAATTATTTGCAGGCGCATCCAGCAGGGCGCGCAGCTTCTGGGCTACCGGGCTTTTCCAGTCGGTAAGCTCGTCGTATACCGCTTGTAGGTCGGCACGCGGCACGCCGTCAATCGTTTGGTAGGTGGTCATGGCTGAGTACTCGACATGGCTCGCCCAGCAACGGTGATCACCCATTTTTCTTTTCGGTACGGGCTACCCGGTATTTCTGACCATTCGATGTCTACCAGTCCGCGCTTCTTCAAGGCGTTCATGGTTGAATTAGTGCAAGACCCAAAGTAGCTGGTGGGGTTTTTGGCAAGGCTGTCCAGCTCCGAAACTTGGCGGTAGCTCAACTTTGCACGAGCCTTAGCCCGGTCTTCAGTATTCATAAATCACCTCATCAAATCAGTTGTGCCAGTGCCAGCAGGCACCAGCAGTAGGCGGGGAATTGGGTTAGGACTTCCACCAATAGGGCTTGCTGCCAATTTCCACACGAGCCGAATCGCAGCCGCAGTTTTTGCAGGGGTTCTGCTTTACCGACGGCCCGGAAAGCGACCATTGGCTTCGGCATCTACTGCACTCAAAGTAAAAAGTCACGGAGTAACCTCCACGGTTTTGTTTTTCAGTCCGGCAATAACAGCGGCCCGGCAGCGAGGACAAACGGTCAGGTACCCACCGTGGCGACCATTCATAGCCGCGTGGTCGATGTCCGCGAACCGGAATTCAAAGTTATTCGCCGGCTTTCCGCACCAACTGGCCTTATGGGCGTCTACGTGCGTGTCGGTGATGCATCGTACGTGGCTCATGACCGACCCTTCTTGCGGCGCTGCCACGGCTGGCATTTGCGACGGTACGGCTCGGACTCTACGGCAGGGACGGGAAGGGTAGCGTACGCCTCGAGCTGGTAGTTCCGAACCTCGAAAGAGCCCGAGGGGAACTCCAGGTCCACGGCTACCCGCGTGACATCCTCCGCGGCGGCCTCCCAGTTGAACGGGTGGCTCTTGCCGCCGTCGATGATCCAAGCGTCAACCTCACGCCCTGCCAGAGTTTCGGCCTCCTCAACCCAATAATATTTCATTTCGCACCTCTCAGAAGTTGTTAGGGCGCACTTTACGCCCCGTTTAGGTAACTGTCAATCTTGCCGCGCAGTTTCTCGGAGTCCGCTCGTTTGAGGCCGCAGGCTGTCATAACATCGACATTGAAGGCCGCGTAGAACCGGCGTTGAATGAACGAGTCGGACTCCCCGCGCGCTTTGTACTTGCCGCCGAACCGGCCCATGGCATCGTCCAGCCTGGCCAGTTCCTCCAGTTTCTCCTCATGCCGCCGGACGTTACTGGACGCCATCATGTGGTTCATGCTGCCTTCCGTCCCTGCAGCGATGTCAGAACGGTACTGCACGACCGACCGCCGGGCCTCCCAGTAACTGGCCCGCAGCGCCTCCATAGCCTCCTCGGACAGTAGCTCCAGGTCGCCCTCGACTTGGGCCGGGTCTCGCTTGCCCTTCGGCTCCGGCATGTACCCGCAATGCTCACAGCAGCGTAGGAACGCCTCGTAGGGCTGTGCGCAGGGGATCGGGTCGGGCTGTGCGTTGTGGTAGGCATGCCCGTGCTGCAGCATCAATTCGTTAGACCAGCCAGCTTTGCGCCATTGGTCCCAGGTTGTGCGCGAGTCGGCCAGCTCAAGCCCCGGGTTGGTGCAGGGGCGCAGCGGAATGGCGTCGGACTCACCGGAGGACTTGCCCTCGCCGTCCATGGTCCAGATGCGGGGCTTGTCGGGCAGGCCGTGGGTGATGATGTTGTTCGCGTGGTCGATGATCCAAGCGTAGGGCTTCGGACTCTCCGCGATGCGCTGGCGGCGCTGCTCGTCGGTCAGGTCGTCGTAGTTCGTGTAGTCCACCACCAGGCGCAGCGCCCGGCCGGCCCATTGCAGGAAGCGGGAAAGGCTATTGGTCTTGGTGCCCATTATCACCACCTCCACCGCCGGCAAGTCGGTACCCTCGCCCGCCACGTCGACGTTGCAAAGCACCATGAGCTCTCGGCGCTCCAGCTTGCCTATCAGTTCTGCGCGCTCGTCATCGGGGGTGCTGCCAGAAATGGCCGCTGCCGGGATTCCGTTCTCTACGAATTCGGCGGCCAGCTCGTGAGCGCGTTTGACGCTCGAAACGAACGCCAGGGCCAGCAGCCCGGGGGTGTGGATTTTGTATGTCTTTACGATGTCGCCAGTCAGCCCGGATGCATCCTCGGCCGCCACCAGGCGAGCGTTTACATACTCACCGCCAGCGCCTACTTTCACATCCGAGTAGTCCACCGAAACCGGTGCACACACGACCTTGTAGGGGGTGAGGTAGCCCATGCGTATAAGGTCCGCCAGCATGGGGCCCTCTACCATAAAGTCGAACACCCCGTCCGATGACCGTCCCAGGCCGCCCCCGTCGCCCCGGATAGGCGTGGCGGTCACCCCCAGCCCCAGAGCATGGGGAGGGAACAGCTTAAGCACAGTCCCCCAAATGTTGCCGTCCTGCAGGTGGTGCGCCTCGTCGTTCACCCATAGAGAGATTCGGTTAGACCATGCGCGGTCGCCCGCGTATTGCTGCGAGGTGTGAATATTCTTGATCGACGCCACGGACGCCACGCCAACCTCGGCGGTCGGGTCGTACAGGCAGTAGCCTTGGCTTTTCTGAATGGCCTTGATGATCAGGCCGCGCACATTCTTAGGCGCAATGATCCTGAACCGGACGCCGCAGCGGTTGAGCGCCGCCGCAATCTGCCCTATCAGCTCCTGCCGGTGGGCAATGGCTACGGACGCCCCCTGGTGCTGGCTCATGATGTACGAGAACACCACTGTTTTGCCGGCGCCAGTCGGCAGCACGGCCAGGACATTTTTATGCCCGGCGGCCCACGCGGCGTAGACCCCGGCAATGGTGGTGTTCTGGTAGGGTCGAAGTCGGACCGCTATAGAGAGCTTGGAGGGTGCGAAAGGCGCATTCATTAATTTATCCGGTTGGCGGTGTTGACAGGCCACGAACGATACCGCAACATGCGCCCCGTCACAACCAATTAATCGAAACGGAGCTACATCATGCAACTGAATATCGACCTCCTGTCCGCGTCATCCTTCCAACTGTCCGCCGCTGCCGAGTTCCTCCAGAAGCTGGCCGCAGGTCCTCAGCAAAGCGCGGCCGTAACGCGCATTCGGGAGGAGCTTCGGGAAGAACGTGCCCGCACCGAGGCGCCGGTATCGGGAAACGATGCATCTACGGACATCCCGCCGGCACCTGCGAGTGCGAGTCCGGAAAGCACCCAAACCTCCGGCCAAAACCTTGCCCCTGCGGCGCCGTCCGATACACCTGCGGTTTCTGTCTCAGCGGCCGAGGCGGTAGCCAACGCGGGGCCATTGGATAGCGCCGGTTTCCCGTGGGACGTGCGTATCCACACCGCGAACAAGGCCAAGATTGGCGACGGTACCTACCGCAAGAAACCCGGCGTTGACGCAAACCTGGTTCTCTCTGTTCGCGCCGAGTGGACCAACCTTAGCGCCCAAGCGGCCCCAGCCATTCCCGACGCCCCAAACGTTGCCGCTGTGGTGGTTCCGGACGTGCCGGAGAGCCCTGCAGCTACTGGGGCCATTCCGGCTGCACCAGCCCCGCAATCCGATGCGCCTGCCGTAGTTACACTCACCGCACAAGATGTCTTGACGCGCTGCACTGAGATTCAAATGGCCGACGCCTCCAAGGGTGCGGCGCTGTTCCAAGCTATCGTAGGTGCCGGGGTTCCCGCAGGCCCTATGGGCTTGATGGCGATCACCGATCCGGCGGTACTGGCTGCCGCGCTGGCCGCCGTAAACGCGGTGTAACCAAGTGGCGGCCCATGCTCGCCATGCTCCAAGTGCTGCCGACCGCTGGGTGTTCTGCCCGGGGTCGGTTGGCCTTTCAGAGCTATTCCCCGATATTAGCGACGGGGAGTCCGCAGCCGAAGGTGACGCAGGCCACTGGGTCGGCTTTCAAATGCTCACCACCGGCATTCCCGCAATAGGCGCCATTACTCCCAATGGTTGGGCCGTTGATGACGGTATGATCGACGGCGGCCGGCTCTACTACAACCACGTGTTCGCCACGGTCAACAAGCTGCAAGGCATGTCCGCGTGCCGGTTTGAGAAACGCCTGGCAATGCCGAGTCTGCATGCGGACATGTTCGGCACGCCGGACGGTATCTATTTTGACGGAACCGTGCTGCATATTTTCGACTACAAGTACGGCCACCTGGAGGTCAGCCCGGTAGGAAACTGGCAGCTTGCCTGCTATGCGGCTGGCGAGATGGACCGGATCCGCGCGGCCAACTACCTGGGATTCGATGGGGCGTGGCTGGAGCAGAACCTGCCGGTGGTGTTCCACATCATCCAGCCGCGTTGCTTTACCTCAGGCGGCGCTATCCGAACCTGGGCCACCACCACGGGCGAACTGCGCGGGCTGTGGAACCGGCTCAAGGCCGCCGCCCACGAGGAAAAGGCGGTGGTGGTCGGAGACCATTGCAAGTACTGCCCTGCCCGCCGAGGGTGCGCGACGTTCAAGCACGCCAGTGACGCGGCGAAAGAATACGCCGGTACCGCCACGCCGTTGGGGCTCAAGGGCCACGACCTGGCCACGGAGCTGCACTGGTGCCAGCGGCAACTCGCCACCCTGCAGGCGCGTACAGAGGCCCTGCGGGAACAGGCCGAGCATGACCTGCTACAGGACCGGTCATCGGTGCCCGGGTTCGACATGGCGCGGGCTGCAGGATCCGAAAAGTTCAAGGTTCCGCCGTCCAATGTGGCTGGCTGGGGCGACCTCATGGGCGTGGAATTGCGCAAGCCCCTGGCCGTCCTGACTCCCGCGCAATGCCGGGCGGCTTTGAAGAAAAAAGGTGTTGACGAGTCACTAATCGGCCCGTACATTGAGCGCACACCGGGCAAGCTCGCCCTGGTAGTCGCAGACAATTCATTAATAGCAAAGGCGTTTTCAGCATGACTACAGCAAACAACACTCCACAGGTTCAAGGCGTCCATTACGAGGTGACCGGCCTGGGCCGTATCGTCCAGGGCGACCTCGAAACCCTCGACAACAAAGACAAGACTGGCGCGGTTAAAAAGGTCAAGTCTGGCCCCAACGCCGGTAAAGACGCGCAGCCGGAAAACTACTTTGCCGTGGCGTTCCCGAAAATGGTCCCGGCTCCGGCAGGCCATCCACAGGCCGGCCAGCCAATCCCCAACCCGGACTGGGCGCGCGTAAAGACGTACCTGAACATGGTGGGCAAAGCGGGCTGGCCTGCGTTCTGGCCTGCTGGTGTGGTCGAATGCATTAACCCCAACTTTTCGTTCAAGGTTGTCGATGGCGACGGCTACGATAAACAGGGCGTCCATAACGCCACGAAAGAAGGCTTTGCCGGCTGCTGGGTCCTCAAGTTCAACACTCAGTTTCTGCCTAAGCGCTTCTATCAGGGCCGCTACAACCCGGCGGACCAGATTACCGAGCCGGGCGCCATCAAACGCGGCGACTATGTGCGGGTGATCTTTACCAGCGAGGCTAACAAGTCCACCGAATCGCCGGGCGTGTATGTCCGTCCGTCCTCTGTTGAGCTGTGCCACGTGGGCAATGCCATTGTTTCTGCGGGTATCTCCGGTCCGGAAGCGGCTGCAGGTTTCGCAGGCGGTCCGGCGTCTACCTACATCCCCGAAGGCGCCCAACCGGTTGTCGTTCCGGTCAACACCGCTCCTGCCGCTGCAGCGTTCGCAGGTAACTCGCCCGGCACTACCGGCCCTGCCCCGGGGGTACCGGGCGCTACGGCCGAACCGTACACTGGCTACGTCCCTGCCGCGCCTGGCGCTCCGGCAGCCCCTGCAGCGTTCCCACCGGCCGGCTGGACTCAGCACCCTGATAACCCGGCCTACTACTACATGGGCACCGAGGTCCTCAGCGAGGCGGACCTGCGGGCACGCGGCTAAACCTGACTGGGCTGCCCTCGGGTGGCCCTTTTTATATCTGCAAGGACTATGAACATGACTCGTATTACTACCGCACTGAAAAACGCCATCGTTAAGAACGCTCTATCCAAGTCAGGCGTTACCGCACGGCTTGAGGCGGTAAAGGCTAATCGACTCGACTGGGCCGAGCGTGCCCGGGTCCATTCTCTTGGGGGGCCTGAAAAGGACGCCGAGTACCGGAAAATCAACGAGGGGTCGCGCAAAGCCTATGAGGCGCTGCCGCCGGGTATCCGGCAAAACAGCACCATCGTCCGTACGAACTCTCGGCTCTATCTGAACCTGGGAGGGTTGAGCATTGAGTACCGTTTTGACGACGTGCGGATTATGTCCGGTTGCCGCGAAGTTATTACCGCCGATAGCCCCCTTTGTCAGGAGTTCCACGACCTGGCATCCGAGGAGGAGGCCGCGTGCGCTCAGGGTACCGTCGTTGAGGCGCAAGTTCGCGCAACTCTCGATAAATTCGGCACGGTAAAACGCCTGCTGGAAGCGTGGCCGGAAGTACTTGAATTGTTGCCGGCGACCTCGGTGTCGGCAAAACCTAACCTGCCGGCACTCCAGGTCGATGACTTGAATAAGCTGGTCGGCCTTCCAGGGGGTGCCAAGTGAAACCGCGCTATTTCGTAAACGCTGACACCCGGGTGGCTCGCTTGGGATACGGGAAAGAATGGTCCCGCGAGATGCTGGCCCAAGGGTTCGTTGAGGTGACCGCCGAGGAGTTCGGCAAGTTCCGTGAGGAAACCACCTCTTTACTGGTACGCCAAGCGTGAGCATTCCGCCACTGCCGGGGGGCGTTCCTGCCCTCCCACCGGGGGTTCCTCCGCTCCCGGTCGTGCCCGTGGCCACTCTCGACTTTGAAACCTACAGTGAGGCCGGCTACATCTGGAACGAGGCTAAACGTCGTTGGGACGGCCCCCCGGGTTCTCGGGAAAAGGGCCTCTTTGCCGTCGGGTCCAGGAAGTACGCCGAACACCCTACCGCCGAGATTCTTACCGCCTCCTACCGCCTGCCAGACGGGTCTAAACACCGTTGGAAACCGGGTGAACCTGGAGCCTTTGTAGTCAACCGGCACCACGGGGTCAGCTACGACATGTATGTAGGTCGCGGCACTAAGTGGGGTAACCCCTACAGCGACAAGCCGGGCAACGGCGTGCAGTTCGTCGTAGAGAGCCGCGCAGAAGCGGTCCGCCTTTACCGAGCCTACGTCCTCGCAAATCCCGAACTATTCTGGTCCATTCCCGAGTTGGTAGGTAAAACCCTGGCCTGCAGTTGCCGCCCGCAGGAGTGCCATGCCGACGTCCTGGCCGAACTGGCAGGCCTCCCGTGGCCCCTTTTCCAACACGTGCGCGCGGGGGGCCTGGTGGAGGCCCATAACGCCATGTTTGAACGGAACATGTGGACGTTCGTAGGTGTTCGCAAACTAGGCTGGCCCCAGGTTCACCCGCGCCAGTGGCGCTGCTCGATGGCAAAGGGCCGAGCTTCGGGGTTCCCCGGCAGCCTGGAGAAACTGGGCGCAGCCATGCGTCTGGCGACTCAGAAAGACAAGCGCGGCAAGGAGCTGATCCAGCTATTTTGCGTGCCTCGCAAGCCGACCAAACTGGACCCGTCCAAGCGCGTAATGCCCGAGGACGACCCGGACGCTTTCGAAGGGCTGCAAAGCTACTGTGACACCGACCGCGACACCGAACACGAGGCCTCGGGCCGCATCCCGGACCTGATCCCGCAGGAGCAAGAATTCTGGTTTGCAGACCAGGAGGTAAACTTTCGGGGCCTGGGTGTCGACTTGCCGCACGTAGAGTGCTGCGCGGCGATTGTTGAGCAGGTTCTGAACGTGTTTGGCGCCGAGTGTGAGCAAATCACCGGGGGCATTCGTCCGAGCCAGGTACAGGCCTTGGGGGAGTGGTGCGCAGACATGGGCGTCGTGATGGAGTCGCTGGACATGGACGCCATCGAGATGACCCTAAAACGCGAGGGCTTGCACCCGGCCGTGCGCCGCGTCCTGGAGATTCGCCAGCTCACCGGCTCGGCCTCCGTCAAGAAAGTGTTTTCCATGCGCTCGTTCTGCTCGGACGCCGCGCGCCTGCACGACCTGTTTATTTACCACGGCGCCAGGACCGGCAGGGACACCCACGCCGACGTTCAGCCGGGCAACTTGCCCAAGGCCGGCCCGAAGGTTTGGCACTGCCTGGCGCCGCTGTGCGGGCGCTGGTACGGCTCACACTCCCCCATCTGCACCTGGTGCGGGTCAAACCAACGAGAGGGCGAGGGTGCCGGCTCAGGCCGTCCAGGAAAGCCGGACGTTCCGGAGTCTTGGGGCTACCACGCGGTTGGGGACGCCCTGGAGGCTATCCGCACCGGTAACGCTTCGATTGTGCAGTGGGTGTTCGGTGAGGCGCTGCTAACCATCTCCGGGGTCGTGCGCTCGCTTATCTGCGCGGCCGAGGGCAACGAGCTGATTTGCTCGGACTACTCCTCCATTGAAGCGGTGGTCATCGCAGAGCTGGCAGGGGAGCAGTGGCGTATCGACGCTTTCCACGCTCGCCAGGACATTTACTACCACGGTGCTGCCAGCGTCACCGGCAAAACCTACGAGTGGTACAAGGCCTGGGAAAAGGAGAACGGGCAGAAGCATCCCGACCGGCAGAAGTACGGCAAGCCTGCCGAGCTGGGGCTGGGTTTTGGCGGCTGGATCGGGGCGTGGTTGGCGTTCGGCGGAGAGGGTAGCGACGACGAGATTCGGGACGTTATCAACAAGTGGCGCCAGGCCTCCCCGGCGATTGTCGAGCTGTGGGGCGGTCAGTTCCGTGGCACGCCGTGGAACCCGACCTCTCGAGAGTTTTTCGGGCTGGAAGGCATGTCCATCCAGGCGGTTCTAAACCCCGGCCAGCGGTTCACCCATGGGCTTATCTCGTTCGAATACGTGAAAGCCGACGACGTGTTGTACATGTACTTGCCGAGCGGGCGGAGCATCAAGTACCGAGAGCCGCGGTTGACCTACGGCGCCAAGCGGGACGGGTGGGTCGAGGTCTACGAGCTCACGTTCATGACCCAGAACACCAACCCGAAAATGGGCATGCTGGGCTGGGTCCGCATGCCAACGTACGGCGGGCGCCTGGCGGAAAACGCTACTCAAGCTGTGGCACGAGACATCATGGCAAATGCCGTGGTGAAACTGGAGGCCGCCAGTTACCCGGTGGTCCTCCGCATCCATGACGAACTTGCAAGCGAAGTGCCGATAGGGTACGGGAGCATTGAAGAATATGAGCGAATTATGTGTGACGTACCCTGGTGGGCAGTCGGGTGGCCTATCCGTGCAGACGGCGGATGGCGAGGAAAGCGGTACCGCAAAGGTTGAGACCTCGGCCAGTTTCGCCCGGAATCGACGTTGGGCTCGGGAGATGGCCCACAAAACGACCCGGCGTCACGATGGGTACGAGCGGTGGGACTTTCACGACGGGTCTACTTTGACCCTGTGGCCCGATGGCCGATTAGAAGTCCTGTAGGAGAACAAAAAGGCCCGCGCAATGCGGGCTTTCTCGTTACTGCGGCCAGGATCCCCGGCACTCGTCTAGGGCTGCCCGTAGGTTGTCAGCGTATGCAGCAATTTCTCCTGTTCGGCTTCCCACGCGCTCAAGCACGTCGGGGAACAAATCACTGGGCGCTCCACGTCCTTGGGTACCGGTGGGAGCCTGACAGGCGTTGCGCTGTGCTGCAATTGCGGCGCGGTGCAGCCGGTCAGTGTTAGCAGCAGCACGGGCAGCGCCATCCGCAACTTGTTGGACTTTCGCATCTCGTTCTTTCCCCGCTTCAATTACCCGGTCTTGCCAGGTGTGTTCCAGGTCTCGGACCGCTTGTTCCGCCACCACTTGGGAGGCCGACCACTTGGCCAATACCTCGTTCTTTCCGGACGTGTAGCCCTTGCCGTAAACGGCCACCAGGAAATACCCCGCCACCAGGCCGAGCGCAAGTGCGCCCAGACACTTTGCCACCCATTCAGAGACCATAAGCCGCCATCCCTGCCCGGTACGACTCGGACCACTTGGCCCTCAGCCCTGCGGGGTCCCGTTCGTACGCGCCAGGGCGCCATGTCCTTAGGTACGCGTTCCATGCGTGCTGCTCCTCTCCGGCCCTCGGCAACGGACCGGAGTCCGTAAAGTAGAGCAGGCGGGCCAAGGCTGCGGCCAGGATCGGGTCGACTTGGATGGCGTCAAAGAGGGCGTCTACGTTCACCGCCACCCCGCGTGCCTTGCAAACGTCTGCCAGCATGCCCTGGAGGCGCGGCGATTTGAAATTGACCAGTCCGCGAATGCCGCCAGTCTTTTCGAACTGGTAGTCCCCGGCGGCTGGGCCAACGGGCTGCAGCTTGCCGTCCTTTCGGATTATCTGGCGGGGGGAACGAGTGGGGTTTTCTTGGGTGGAGGTTGCGTAGAGCAAAACCCGCGCGTCTAGGGTGCGCAGGTTCTCGGGCAGCAGGTTCAGGCCGGACTCAATGTCGGCGCGCAGGCTGGGCATGGTTAAAAGTCCTCAGTAGTTTGGCTACATTGCCACGGCAACGAACCACGGCGAGGAACAGTATAACGCCTGCGACGGTGAGAGGTAACGGCGCGGGGAACGCCCAGGTGTAGAAGGTGGCCGCAAAGGAAAGGCCTGCCAGCGTGGCGGCCAAGAAGCTGACACCCCGGCGGTACCGGGCCGAGTCGCCCCGGTAGCTAACCAGTATCAAAAAGGTCAGCCCGTGCACAATCCACTCATAGCCCATTGTTTTCACCCTTTGCGCTTAGTTAGCGGGAGCATGGCCACGATGTCCTTTACCCACTCCGGCAGCGGCGTGTTGCGTTCCATCATTTTGACCACCGCTAACCCTATGACCACGGCCAGCGCGCTTAGTGCCACAGCCGGCAACATCGCAGATGGGTCGTAGGGCGGGCCGTCCGGAAAGAAAAACACGCCGCTGGCGTAGCCGAACCCCCACGAGAACGCCATAAGGGCCAGGCGGGCAAGGTAGGAAGTTTTGCGAGGAGGGTAGGCCATAAAGAAGCAGCAGCCGAAACCTGCCCCGACTGCCGCCCATGGGTGTAGTGCGGCCATAACCACTATGAAACTGGCACATAGCCAATGTGAACACTGCTCAATCGGCATACGCGCCGCCCCTCCGTAGGTTTGGCGCAGTATAACCTGGATCAATAGCGTTTTAGTATCAACCCGGGTAAATCGGCAGGTAGCCGAGAGTTTGGTTATTTGGACCCAGTACCCGCAGTTTGCTGGCCTGAGTACCGGTGGCAGCCCCTGTGATAAGCCCGCTGGAGCTTAGGTCGTTGCCGGTCATGCCGAGGCGGTTCAGGGTCGCAGTGGCGTCCTTGGAGAACGACCCCTGGCCTGGGGTAAGAACGTACGACCCGAAGTCAATAATGGTTGAGGTCCCGAAAGCAAAACCGCCCCAACCCGTCGGGCTCTCAATAACGACACCGCGCGAGATTAGACGAGCGTTACCGGTCGTTGCCATGCCGTGCACGCCGCCCGTGAGCGACCCGCCGGAAACGTTGACTTTAGAGTCCGTGCCCTGGACCTGGATAGGGGCCGAGACGGTGCCGCTGATTTGCGGGTTTGTAATAGAGACGTCAACCCCCGAAATAAGCATGCCCTGAGTGGTGCCGCCCTCGATAGTCACATCGTCAATGCTGCCCCGGCGTACGCGCCCGGTGCCGGTCTCGCGGCATTGGAGTGCCGGGCCCACGCCATTCGAAACAGCCGCCATCGTAATGTCGGAAACCTTCCAGCCCCGCAAGCTACCCGCCCCGGCCGTCAGAATTTGGATACCCCCCGTTACCGAGGACGTCCAGTTTCGGACCGTGCCGCCCCGCAAGTACTGGCCATAGGTGTCCGTCCCGATTGCGTTACTGATAGCCGCCGCCGCGCCGCAGTCAATCGAGGTAAAATCGGTGTGCCCGGAGTTATGCGTGCTTTCCACCACGTGCCCGGTATCGTTGCAGCGGATGGCCACGTTTGCCGTGTTGGTGGAGTTCCGAGAGCTGCAAAAAATGCCGTCGGCTGCCTTTCCCGGAATCCCGCAGTCAATGAACTTGCAGCGATAGGTATGCACCCCTTCGCCTGCCCCGCCCGAGGAGAACCCGATACCGGGAATGCCGTTATTGCCTACGGCGTTCATGAACGTCATGTCCCTGGCGAAAGACTCAAAACACCCACGCATTTCCCCGGCCACGGTTCGGGTCTCTAGAACGTTCATACGGTTCGGGCTATTCGCGTCCACAGTGAACCCGATCCAGCGGATTCCCGTTTTCCCTGCGGCCAGCAGAGTGGTCTCATGGTTGGTGTTGTCTTGAGAGCGTAGGACGGCCGCCTGGGATAGGCCTTCAATCGTCGTGTTGCCGTTTGGGTGGACAACCGGCGCGCTGGTAATACTCACGTTGTCAAAGACGATTTTGCTAATCGCAGTCGCCAGCGCCCGGTTCCAGGCTGGCGTGTCTACGGTCGTGCCGTTCATCATGCCGCCGGCCTGGGCCAAATGCAGCACCCCCTTATGGCGCAGCCGGTAGAGCAGCCCGGCGGTAGTACGCACGGTTGCGCAGTCATCGGCCACGGTAGTGGTGTCGGTAGGGTCCGGGTCGTAGGTGGAGTCACAGATAGGCCCGTTGGCAACGTAGCGCACCATGGTTACCGACTGAGGTACCGGCAGGGTTGGGATGGCCTTAAGCACGGCCAGGGTAGCAACGGTACGAGTAGCCCCCGTGACCATGGAAACACCCATGGACAGGTTTGTGCTTAATAGGGCTTGCCGCACGCTCAAGTCCCCGTTATCCACCAGTTTTGCCGAGTCCACGGCAAAGTTGCCGGTCAGCGTTACCGGGAAGCTGGATGGCAACTTGATGCGGTAAACCGACCCAGCCCGGTCGATTAGCTGAGTAGGGCGGTTTACCGTTAGCGGGCTGCCATCCACGTAGACCAGGTGCACTGCTTCAAAAGCTGAACCGGCCAGCCACGCATTGAACGTGTCGGTCATGCCCCACATGGTGGGCAGCGTGTACCCCAGTCGGGTTACCGTGTAGTCATTCTGACTCGATACGAACTCGTCAAAGGTCTGGCTGTTGTCGTACCGGTCCTTGGCATTAGCGGACGGGACGGGGTTTCCGGTGTTAAAGGTAGTCATGCTCGTGGCAGCTCCCGATTAATGGTCAAGTCGAAAAGTTCAGAGAACACGATGTCCTCGGGGAACTCGCCCTCCCCCATTGGCGGCATAGGCCGACGCCGAAGCAGGATGTTTGCGGAAATGCGCCACTTGTCGTAGCCCGTTCGGCTGGGTCCGGAGTAGGCTTTCACAAAGTGCGCCTCCTCGTAGTTCAGGCCTACCGGAGTCCGAATAGGCATTTCAAACCACTTGGCCCCGTCTTTCAGGACGTCACGATGCCACGCCATAAACGCCTGACACTCAGCGTCGTTAAAGATAAACGCCATGGGCGTAGCGGTAGGCACATCGGTGAACTGCCGGTCCCAGCGGGTTTGCCCGGAGTCGAACGGGGTGGACACCAACGGGTCGACCATCTGGAAAGCCGTTTCGACTTTGAGCGGCGCCGGTAAAGACTCGGGGTATCGGTCAAGCATCGGCTGGAGGCTCCGCGTTATCAAATTGGTACACACGCTCATCATACCCTAGCGCCTGGACATTGGCACGAAACTGGCTGGACGGGGCCACGCTGGATACCAGGACCGGCCAGAACTCCTCGGTGATGGTTCCGGTGAAAACATGGGTGGGCATACGGCCACCGTTTGTCTCGTCTATGGGCGCAAAGTCGAGAGGCTGCGCCATTGTGAACGTGTACGGGTCGACCACGGTTATGGGGTACGGGCCGAACTTGGTGCCGTCCGGGCGCCGTAATACTGCGACGGTGGCGCCCTCCTGGACGGGCTCATTGGACACGAACGTTTGCGCGCCGTCCCAGTATCGCAGATGGCCGCCACTCGGGAGTTCCGGAACGTAGTCGCTCAGCTCGGCATAGTCCATGTAGGCACTCGCAAACGAGTCGAGACCCGTTGAGAACGTGTAACGCCAGCGCCGATATCGAATGGTCATCAGCTCGCGCATCCCGAGCCGCCAGGCGTGGGTGCGGTCGTTCACCCCCTCCACGGTCATCTCAAGGATCTTTTTAGGCGCCGGGGCTCCCGGAACGCGGCACTTAACGGTTTCGAGAGTCCAGGTTACGGGGTTCATCCACTTTACGTTTACGGCGTCAGCGTCGTTCGGGTTTACCGGCGATCCGCTTCGCACAATGTCGGTGCTGTTCTGCGGACTGTATAGGCGCGCTACGGCCTTTTCCGCTGCCGAACGTTGGGCGTCCCTGGCCGGCCGCAGGATCCCCCGAGGTGCGGTGATGTTGGCGTAACCTGCTCGCAGGATGACGTTTAGCGCTGCTTCTGCGGTCGTCTCCTTTTCAAAGGATCCGTCAAAATAGTCCTGCCGTGCGTCCCATATCGCGCCCAGGCGGTCCCACTCGGCCAGGTCCACGCGGTTGTCGCCGTAACCCCGGTCGCGGATCAAGTACATGCAGGCGTCCACAATAGAGCGCGTCGGCGCCTCCGGGAGCCACTGTCCGCCCCTACGGCGCGGGAGTATCCGCGTTACCCAATAGGAGACCATCTGTTCGGCCTGGGCCCCGAGGGCGCCGCCGCCGAACACCCGGGCAGCCGCTACCGAGAGGCCGGCGTACGAGTTCGCACGGGTGCTTAGGCGACTTTTCAAGCCGTACCACTGCACTTTGTCGGAGGTGCCGTTTACTGCGGTAACGGGGGTCAAACGGCGAACCCGAACCTCGGGCCGCATCTCAGTCGGCAGTTCGATCCGGGGGGAGAACCCAATCTGCGCGATTTTATCGCCGCTGTGGATGTAGGAGACCGCCGTCCAAGGGCCCGCCGGGCCAATCTCACGGTACTGAACCTCGACCTCGATTCGATAGGAGACGGTGTTGCCGTACTCGTTGGTACGATACAGACCGTTCGGGTAAAAAAAGTCGATTTCCAGTGTCCGGGTTTTCTCCCCCTCTGGGCAGGCTGCCATAGGCCCAGACCATCCGCTTTCCAGGTTGAACTGGTCTAGGGTAAACGAGGCGCTGGCGGAGTTTAGGCTGGCGAACCCGGGCCACGTAGGGTCGTTTGCCCCGGTGTCCGTCAGGCGCGTCAAAGTCAAAATCTGCGGGGTAATGGCCACGATGCGGAACCGGAGCCCGGCGTACCCAACTGCGAGGTTAGCGGTTCCGGTAGGCAGTTCGGTGGCGGCGGCCCCATTGTCGAAGTTCAGCGTCACGTAGTCCACCGCACCGCCGGTTGTGAGGACTACCGATTCCACGATAAAGCGCCCGGAAAAGTCCCCAGCCACCTCCAGGTTCATCCCGACCACTGGATTTATGCTGTCCCAAGGGCCAGTTATCCGATCCCTCAGACCGGCACCGCCGTCTGTGACCGTCCAAGCGTACGGCGTCACCGCTCGGATGATCATGCCCGCCGCCCATCCAGTCGGCCATGTTCCGGCGCCGGAGGGCACGGTGACCGTGTTTCCCGACAGCACGACGGTAGACACCTCCGCGTTCTGTTTGACGCTCGAAACCACGGTAAGCTCCAGGCCGGCGGTGCCGCTGGATGTGCCTCCGACTTCGGACGAGGTGAACCAGTTGTCCGCCATGGCCTCGTTGGTCAGGTCCGCCCCTGGCTCATACAGACGCGTCACGAAGTTATCGCCCAGGGCGGACTGGGTGGTCTCCCCGACCTTGGACCGCGCCAGGTCCGTCAAGAACCGACCGCGCCCGAGGCACAGCAACATCTCACAGGCCTGGCGCTCGGGCTGGCCGTCTACGAAAAACCGACGCATCTGCACCAGGTGGTCGGGATAAATCCGCCCCTCACCGAACTTTTCACGGATCACGCCGCCCTGCTTGACGGTGTTGGCCTTTACAGAAGCCAGGTCCATGTCATCACGGTCTTGCGAGCCGCCACCGCCTGCGCCCGACTTGGCCACGTTCGGCGTCATGAATTTGGACACCAGGGACCAGGCCCCCAGCGTAAAGATGTTCAAGACGGCATTTACAAGCTTGCCTACCAGGCTGCCCCGAGGCGTCAAGAAGAACGAGACGGTGGTGTCCGGGCCTAGTACGGCCTTTGCGTACCGGCTCGGGGGCACTTCCATTCCGTTGACCTGGCAGCTCCAAGGAGTCGGCTGCAGGGGGTCGTACGATGGCACCAGGCGCCGCACCAGCTCCTCCAGGGTTTCCCCGGGCATAACTGGAGCCTCGTAGATGGGCTCGTGCAAATCCGGGTCAGAGAATGGGCTCGGGTAAATCTTGATCATGGTAGTAGCGGACCTCACCATAGCGGGCTTCAAAGTCTAGAAGCGGCGTGCACTCAGCCGGTCGCCCGGCGTCGATGTCGAACACCATTAGCCGAGCGTCAATTGCGACCACTATACCAACATGGACGCAGATTCGCCCACGGAAAGCGGCGGCAATGGACGCCTCCCGGGCCGGTCCGCAGACCATGGCGGCGGCCTGCTGTTCGTACGCCCGGGTAAAGCCACGAGGGTCCGTATGCCGGCACTCCGCGAACGAGGGGAGCCAGGGGTAGCCCATGTCGTGGCGCACCAGGCGCACCAGGCCCCAGCAGTCTATTTGGACCGGACCCCGCCCGCCGTCCAGGTACTGGAGCTTGCGGTAGCTACGAAAGTCAATCATTGATGAACCGAATCCCCGGCACCAGGTCCAGGGTGTACCGCAGACGGGGCCACGCCAGATTGAGCAGGTCGAGCAGGCCGGCCTTTACTTGGGCTGCGGAGGCGTTGAACGACGCGGACAGTACCGTCATTACCGAGGGGGCTTCGGCGGGTGCGGACAGGTTCGGCCACATGTAGAGCCGGCGCGTGAGAGTTATCTCGGCCTGGGCGTCGATGGAAGCGGACAGCAGGACCTGGGCGGCACGGGACACGTTGTCCAGCCCAAATTGGAGTTCCTGGCGTGCCGACCCTTCCGACTTCGGCAGCGCAATGTCGAAACCGCTCGCCTTGAATTCCAACACGCGGCCGTCCTCAGTTACGCAAACCTGGTCCTCGAAACCCTGGCAAAGCAGAACGGCCTCGGGCCACCCCGGGCTTGTAAGCTCCAGGGTGTGTAGTGCTACCTGTTCCGAGGAGCCCGAGCAATAGTATTCATTTAGCGGGTTCATGTACCTACTCGTTGAATGTTGGTCATGCCGATAGTAGCAGACGACATGGGGCCGCCGCTCTCCCAGTCCTCAATGTAGAAGCGGCGGAACTTGTCCATCTCGTCGTTGCTCTGCTCCTCCCGGACCTGGACGCGGGAGGAGTTATTGATAATCTGGACCGTTACCCCGCCGTTTCCTCCCGCCGTAGCGTCCGCGTTCGATACCACGTTGCCGTTTTTGTTCGGGAGTAGGTATTGCGAGCCGTTGGACCCGGTGAAAATCTCCGGGGCGCCGCCCTCGTTAACCCGGTACATGCCCTCGGCGCCTACCGGACCGCCCGTTTTCCGAGCAACGTGGAGCATGGCGGTCATTGCAGGTACCGCAGCGGCCATACCTGCCGAACCTGCCGCAGGGGCTGCGCCAAAGGACATGATGCTGGCTGCGATGGCCGCAGGGGTGTATGCCGCCGCCAGGGTTGCGCCCTGAGCCACGCCAGCCGCCGTAGCGGCCGCCTGGGCGGTCTGCCCCATAATCATGGCCTTGACCTGGGCCAGGCCCCAGTCCACTACGGCGCCGATCACTTGGTTAAACACCGTGTTGGCCAGGGCCTGCATGGCCTGCTGGCCGTTCATAGTCCCGGAGAGCAAGCCCGACAGGACCTGAGTTGACGTTTGCCCCAGGGCGTTCAGCGAGTCCATCACAAACGCATTGCCGCGAGACTGGGCCGCAAACATCTGTTCTTGGGCGGCCAGGCGGTCCGCCTCGTACTGGGTTGCCGCCGCGTTCTTAAGCTCCTCGTACTGCAGGTCCGTTATTAACTGATTGTCTTTGTAGGTCTGGTAGGCTGCCAGGTCGGTAGTGTATTTGTCCGTTGCAGCGGTACGCGGGTCTGCGGCAGTCGCCGCTTTTTTCATGGCCGCCGCTTTCTCCTGTTCGGCCGCTGCGGTCTTGACCAGTTCGTTCTGGTCGTAGATGGCGCGGGTCATGTCCTTGACCTGCTGGATTTGCTGCGGAGTGGCGAGTTTGTTCAGGTTGGCCAGGGCTTGGGACTCGGCCAGCTCGTAGCCGGACAGGGACGCCTCTTTCTGAGCCTGCGCCAGGTCCTTGATGGCCTTTACGTTGGCGTCCAGAAGGGTTTGCCTTTTCTTGGCTGCGGCCTCCTCTTTCGAGGCGTCCGGAGGTGTTACCAGGTCCGGCTCGACCGTTCCCCCCATCTGGGTGCCGAAACTGGTTTTACGCTTGGCCAGTTCCTTGTCGACATCCTGTACGCGCTTCTTGTAGTTCTCCAGTTCGCTGCCAGCACCCTCCGCCGCCGCTTCCTGGGCGGCCAGGTCCCGGCGCCATTCCTCGGCCTTTTCAGACTTCGGAAACTCCTTGAGGTTTTTCTGCAGGGTTTCAATGCGGGCCGCACTGTTGGACGCGGCCTGGCCCAGTTGGCCCATCTGCTCGATTTTGTCCATGAGCTGGATCTTTTGCAGCTCAAGGGCCTTGGTGCCGAGTTCGCCAACTGCCTTGGCCAGGTCCTGTACCGGCTTTTCGGCGTCCCGGCTATTGCTGCCGAACGTGTAGATGGCCGCAGCCGCCAGCAGGAGCAGGCCGCCAGGGCCGCCCAGGAGGCCCATGGCTACGCCCAGGCCGCGCATGGCGATGGTGCCCGCCGTTGTAACGGCATTTAGCCGTAACTGGGCCGCAGTGGCCGCCTCAGTAGCTCGGGCACGGTCAGCAGCCGACAGCGCCACCGCCAGTTGTCCCTGGGCGAGTGCGAGTGCGGACGTGGCCGCCGCTCGTTCTGCCAGGTTCTGCCGGACCAGACCGGCGATTAGAAGCGCCTGCTGTCCAATGTACGCGCCCAGGGCGGTGAGCAGACGGCCGGCCATGATCGCCGCCGTAGCGGTAATGGCAATGGTCGCGGTGTCCATGAACGCGGCCATCTTGTCAGCGTCACCGGCAGCCTCCAGGAGCCAGTCCGCCGCGGTTATTATGCCGTCGGTCAGCTTCTGCCATGCGCCCGTTTGATCCTCAACCGCCACGAAAATAGCGGTCAGGGCGGTGACCATTCGGGTCCTGGCGTCGTTCAGGTTGTTGGCCATGTCGGCCGCAGCCTTGGAGTTCTCGTCCAACGACTTGCGCAGGCCTTCGGTGAGGTCCGCACCGGCCAGCTTACCGGCCGCACCCAAGGCGCGAACCTGAGCCTCCGTCTTTCCGGTGGCGTCAGCAATGGCTTTGACCAGGGTGGGTACGGCGGACTGGATCGTCTCCCAGGCGTCGGCCTCTACCTTGCCCTTGTTAAGGGCCTTGGAGAACGCGCCGATGGCTCCGGCAGCCCGCTCCGCGTTCGTGGCGTTCGTCACGAAAAGGTAGGACAGCGAGTCCGTTACATCCATAGCCTGCTGAGTGTTATAGCCCATGGACCGAAGGGCGTCGGCGGTCCGGATGTAAACCTCCTGCGCCTCCGCCAGGGACCGGTAGGTGCCGTTCGCGGTCTGCACTAAGCGGGCCTGCACCATCTCAAACTCTTGAGTGCTGGACGTGGCCAGGCGCACCCGGTCCGCCATCTCCTGGTAGCCCTGCACCATGCCGGCGATTTCACGCAGGGCGCTTGCGGCTGCAAGAGCTTTCAGGGCCCGGGTGATTCCGTTCAGCCCGCCGCCCAGTTCCTCGGATGCGGTATTGGTCTTGCGCATTTGTTTCTCTACGTCGGAAAGAGACTTTTCATTCTTTCCGATTGCGCTATCCGCTGCGCGCGACTGGGACAGCAGTTTGTCCAGCTTTGCGTCAATCTCGTAATAGATCGTTCCGAGGTCTTGGGCCACGGGTATACCCCTCTATAGCGGCAAGGTGTCGAACCACGCCATGGTTTTCTCGTACTCGCTCTCGCTCGGTGCGCGGGAAGCTGCCTGTTCGGCGGTACTTTTCGGTTTAGGGTATTTTGCCTCAAGTGCCAGCCGAAGTCCGGTTAAAGTCATGTTCCAGGCTTCGGACTCGGAAAGGGCGAGGTGGCCCATGGCGGTGGCCGCGTGCCGTCGACAGTGAAAGCCCGGCTCGTACTCGCCGTCGGTGCGTTCGGCGTCTTGCTCCGGGTCGTCAGCCTTGCGCTCGTCTGGGTCCCCCAGCACACCATGCCGTAGCAGCCCCTGGGCCACTATGATGACGTCCGCCGGATCCGCTGCGCCCATCCGCCACCCACCGCGCATTGAGAAACTGCCGGTCAGCGGGTCCAGGTCGCAGCCCTCGGGCGCGCAAGCCTGCCACACCTCCAGGGCCGCGCGTAGCTGGTGCTTATGCGCCTGCTTTCGGTAGTTCGGGTGACAGTTGAGCCCCTGGCCGAAAACGATGGAAAGGGTCAATACAATTTCTTCGGGTGTTCCGAGACGGGACATTGCAAGCAAAGAGGGCCGCAATATTAGCGACCCTCCCGCATGGTGAATACCCACCTCGCCAATATGGACGAGGGCCGACATTTTTACCCCTCCACGATCCAGGCGTAAACGTCCGGACCGCCACCGGTTACCGAGATGGTCCCCGCCAGGAAATTCCGGATAGAACTGAGGGTTACGCCCCGCGTCACATCGGGCTCAATGCTCATCGGAAAGCCGGCGGAGTTATCCACCGGTCGACCTTGGCCTGGCAGTTCCACGGTGGTTACCAGCGAACCGTCAATCACGATTGGCGCCGGAGCGTTCGACCCGTTTCGAATGAACAGGGTCTGCACCACGTTAGGGTTGTACTCCAGGGTGTCCGAACCGGTCAGCTCGGTCCGCACCACCACAAAGTCCCCCTTTTTGTCGCGGGTTGTCATGCTTGCAATAAGGGCCATGGTTCGGACTCCTTTAAGGGACGACAGGCGCCGGGGTTGGGTAGGCACGGCCGCGCTGTACCGCAGTCGCTTCGAAGCTGAACGTCACGGACGAACGGTTCTCGCCGGAACGGCTCATGCTGTTGACCAGGGCCGGGAACTCGAAAGTCAAGTCCGGATAGACAAGCTGAATCCAGGCGTACGGCTGGCCGCCGGTAGCTTCGGGGTTGTGGACGTGCAAGGTCAGCTCGATTTGATTGGAGGCCGAGTTGTCCGTTTTCATGCACAGGCCATCGCCCGATACGGTCATGTTGAGCTGCGAGGCCAATTGCTCGGCTACCGCGCCCTCGTTGTCATCGCCGTCCGCTTCGGTCAAGTCCCACTCCAGGCTCAAGTCCTTAGTGGTCATCGCGCCTACGCGCTTCCAATCGGCTACGACGGGTTTTTCATCCGGGCAAAGGATTTGGTAACGCAGTACCGCGACGCGGCCTACGAATTTGCCGTTTGCGCATTCACCTACAGCCATTTTGGCTATCTCCTACACGAGTAGTTGCAAAGTAACGCCATACCACGGTCGCCCGGTTTCGGTATAGCCCGGGCCCATTATGCCACCGATTACGTCAACCTGCGCGACTCCGCACGCCTGGTAGTCCTCCCCGGTCACCCGAGTGATGATCGTTTGCATAAGGTCCCGCAGGCTTTTGAGTTCGGCGGTTCGGGACTCCCAGTCCGTCGGCCCGACGACCACTACCCGGTAGTGGTAGAACTGCTGGTGGACGTCGACCGTCCCGGGCTCCTCGTCCAACGATAACAGACGGTCATTCTCCTGCCCTTTCAGCGTGCGCCAGGGGCCACGGAACACTTTGCAAGCGGCAAAGCCCGGCTCCTCTTTGAGCCACTCTGAGAGGGACTCGTAGGGCGTCGATGTGGTCATACGCTCATTCCCTTAATGATTATTTGGCGGATCTTGTCCAGGCCGTCCCGCTCGAAACCCTTGGTCAGAAACTCCGGCTCGGCCTTCGGGTCCCAGTAGCGCCCCACGCCCGTCCCTCCACCGAAGCTCTCGCCGCTGCGGGTCTTTCCGAAGTGGGCCCGCGGCTGGCCTTTGAGCTTCCCGCTCGACCCGTGAACCGCAGCCGCATAACTGGCGGTGTACCCGTACCGGCCTATCCAGCCGTTGCCGGACTGCTTTACCTCGCGGAACCGTGACCGCAGCAGGTTGCCGGTGTCCTGGGGGGTGAGCAAGTCAGCGTACATGCCGCCCACTATGAGCGCCTGGGTGATCGTCTTTTCAGACTTCGGGCCGGCGATTTCCCCCATCAGGTTCTTGAGGTTTTTCCGGACGTCTCCGCTACGGCGCGCCATGTGGTCAAACCCTCAGTTCGAACGCTGGGGGCTCGTCAAACATGGACATGTCGTCCTCGTTTCGGTCCAGGATTTCGGCCCACTCGGGCTGGCTGCTGTTCAGGCGGATCAGGTCGTGAATCTGCGGGCGGACGTCCTCGGTGTAGACAACCCAGTGCGGCACGACCTCACGACCTTGGGCATCTGCCACGACGTTACGCTGCTCACCCTGCGGCGCGCGCCACGTGCACTCAATGACGTAGACGTCGCCCCACTGAGCGCCGCCATTCTCGGTGTCTGACTCCAGGCGAGGTTTGACCTCGGCGGTGTTGGTATTGGCCCAGCCGCTGGTGGTGTTACTTGCCATAGTTGGCCACGGCTACGCGAGCAAAGTACTTTTTAGACACGGTGGGGTCCTCGGGCAAGTGTTCGGTCAGGCACCCGTGCGGGTCGAACGCGCGCAGTGCGGAAAGGGTGCCGCTCCACATCTCGGCAAGGGTCGCCTTGCTGAACGATCGGCTCGCGCCGTTAGGGGCGGACTGGCTGACAATGTAGCGGCTAAAGTTTCCGATGGCCAGCAGGTAGCCCAGGTACAGGGCCAGGATTTTCTGTATCGCAGGGCTGTAGCCGTTCGCGGTCATGCACTCGATAAGGGCCGGGCTGTTGGCCAGCTCCACGATGGCGTCAATCATGAGGGGGTCCAGGGTAACGCCCTGCCGCGTGAAATAGCCGTTCAAGTCGTCCGCTGTGATAGCCATTGGAACCTCGGTGGGTAGAGATGGTAGAGATGGTAGAGATGTTTCTATCGTCCCGGCATCGGGCTACCTACTCTCTACATATACTATTCTACCTTACTTCTAGAGAGTATCTCTACATCCCTACCGGATACACGGCTGCCCTAGTAGAACCGGGCTCCGCTCCGGGTATGGGATACCGTTTGTCATCCCACCCCGATCCCTACCCATCCCTATTGACAGTGAGGAAAGTAGGCCCTATAGTGCGCGTACCGAAACAAAACGACCTACCCGGAGTTACCGACATGAAATACCGCATCCAGATCCAACAAGTTTTTGGCGTTACCGACGGCGCGGACCCGTACACGGCCGAATGGCTGGACGCGGACCTCAAGCCACGTTCCGAGGCTGACGCCCTGGTCCAACTTGAGCAGCAAGTGGCAAAGTGGAAAACCGGCGCACCACACCGTCTCGTTAAAATCGCAAACGACGGCACAGTTACCGTGCTTAAGGTCACCTCCCGGGGCGAGGCCTTCTTTTCCGAGGCTCAGCAAGCCGCCATCGCCGCGTCGAAGGCTCCCGCCCTGCAGGTGCAGGTAGTGGGTGAGGGGGAGCAGCCGAAAGCGGGCGCTTGGGTCACGGTAGGCTATCTCGTGCCGTCTAAGGCGCCTATATGGGAGTGTGCGGCCGTACGCCGTCGCCAGCAGACCGCAGACGCCGCCGGGTTCCTGTGGCGAAACGGGCACGGCATGTGGAACGCAAGCTCCCCCGCCCACTTGCAGGGGTACCTTCGCGGCTCCTCAGTCGGCCGGATCATTGACGACGCCGAGGACCTGCAGCTAACTATCGCGACGGCTACCGCTGACAAGATCCAATCCGTACTGGTGGGCTATGTAGCGCGCCCATGCCGCCCTCACGCACCGCGTTGCCCGTGCAAGGTCTGCACGCCGTGAGCGCCGCGCTACTGCTCGTGGGGGCGCTGTGCACGTCTACGGGCTGCGACTACCTGGACGCCTCGTCCAAGTACGAACTGGAGGCCGACGCGCAGTGCTGGGAGGCTGCGGGCGCCATGAACACCCTAAACCGACTGGCCCGGCAGGACGTGCGCTACTCGTGCGTCACCCGGGCCGAACTACAGCGACTGAGGAGGGCTCCACATGGGCCTGTACGACACCGTAAACTTCCGATGCCCCAACTGTAACAATCGTATCGAGGTTCAAACTAAAGCAGGGGCGTGCGACCTGCGGGAGTTCTTTTCGGGCTCGGTACCGATGGATATTGCCGCAAGCCTCCGCGACGATGACCTGGGTTGCGAACCTTGCGGCAAGATTTGGAGGGTTCGGGTAGACGCTCCGCCAACGGTACGCTTGTACCTGGAGGAGGAATAGCCAACAAAAAGCCCCGGTGTCTCCTGAGAGCCCGGGGCTTTTCTTTACTGCGGGTTTGTTACTTTTTACCAGTGGTTGCCAGCTTCATCGCCTCGGCCTGAGCGGTCTGCACGATGGCAGTAGCTTCGGTCTGAGCCGCTTCTTTGACACCCTTGGCATCTGCCGCAGCCTTTTCGGTAACTGCCTTGGCGTCGGCGTTTGCCTTGTCCAGCAGTTCGTCCGCTTTAGCGCGGGCGTCGGCCAGGATCTGCTCGCCGCTACGCTTGGCGTCCGCGAGGAACTCCGGAACCTGGGCCTCCAGCTCGCCCAGGACTTGCGCACGGATGTCGTCGTAGGAGCCCGACTCGCCGCCAGCATGGACCGGGCCGATGCGCGAAGCATACAGCGGGCTTGCCGCTTGGGCGGTGGTCAGCTCGATAAAGCCGCCCGCCGGCTTGTCACCGATGGCTGCGGTCAGGATGTAACGGTTTTTGTCGTTCATTTAGCTGCCCACCGCGTAGAGGACGCCTTTGCTTTTGCCGTCGGCGTCGGCTTTGATTTGCAGGCCCGTGGCGGTCCACACCAGCACTTGGAAGTCATCCATCGGCGTTTGGCGGACCATCGGGGTGGAGGTCATCGGCATGCCGACAACTGGGCGAACGTAACGGGTGTCGAGGATCAGACCTGCGATTTCGTTACCTTCGAAGTTGCGGTCGTACACGATGCCCGAGATGTCCGGGTTCTCCAGCAGGATGGAGATAATCGAACGAGTGCTGCCAACCACGCCGCCCATACGGGACAGGTTTTGCATGACCGCCGACGAGGTGTAGAACTTGATCCGGCCGGAGGCAAACTGGTTGCGCAGGGCAGCCACGGCTTGGATAAAGAAGTTGTTAGCCTCCTCCAGGGTCAGAGTCGGGCTAGTCAGGTCGATGGCAGCGATGCCACTACCGCCGGTAGTCAGGTCCACCGCCAGGGTGTTCGGACTGGTCTTGACGCCGTGACCGGTGTAGCCCTTGTAGACCTTGGAGGTGTCGCCGTTTACCAGGTAGCGGGAGGATTGGTCCTGCACTTCCAGGGTGACGCCGGCCTGGTCTTCCAGGAGGCCGTCGAAACCTTCCGAGCGCTCGCCTTCCAGTTCACGCCAGGTACGTCCGACTTGGCCGGTGTGCACCAGGATGACGGTACCGTCGTAGTCGTACGAGCCACGGTCCATCGGCTTTTTGTGCTGGCCGTCGATGGACGACTGAGCCGAGAACGCGCCGTTGGTGCGGCGGTATTCAGACACGATTTTGCCGATGTTCACGGAGCGCGCCAGCGGTGCCAGGTCCTGCAGCAGGATCGAATCCGGAGCGCGGCCCAGGGCCACGGTTTGGGTGTCGAAGTCGCGCCACACGTTGTCCAGGTCGCGGCCAGCGTTTACCGCCAGTTCCATCACGGAGCCGCCAGTGCGGCCTACGGTCGGAAAGCGGTCCTCGTTGACAGCGAAAAAGTGACGCATGGCGCCGACGTCTTCCCACTGCTGGGCCAGGCCCGGGTTGCCCGCTGCGCGGGACTGTTGGAACAGAAAAGACATATCAGTGCCCCTTATTTGAATTTGATGGCAATGCGCTGGTCAGCGGTAGCAACACCCGCGAAACCTGCGTCACCGAAACAGACCGGATCGGTATCCGCAACGAGCGCAACGAGGCGACCGGAAGCGTTTACCGAGTACGGCACGTCCTCACCGACGGTCAGCCCTGCGGCCGCGCGGCCGGTGAACAGGTCGCCGCTGTGGGTGTTGTACAGACGCTGGGTGTCGGTCACGACCGGAACGTCATCAATGCCGCCGTGCAGGATTTCGCCCAGCACGTAGACCGGCAAACCCGGGACCGCAGCGGTACCGTCCAGTTTCAGGACGCAGCCCGGCAGCTTGTTACCGACGTTGGCCAGAATTCGCTCGGTGGTCTCCGGAGTGGTCCGGTGCACGCCGCCGCGCCATACTTTGTTAGGAACGTAAGCCATGTGCTACTCCTTATTCCGGCATGTCCGGGTTTTTGAACTCGCGGCCCTTATCGGCGCCGGAGCGGTTGACTTTGAGGGCGCCCTGGGGCAACTGGGTGGCCGGTTTGTGTTTGGCCAGCACTGCCTTGAGCGAGTTTACGGAAAGCTCGGCGGCAGCTTCGGCGCCAACTACTTCGGCAGCTTCGGCGCGGAGGGCTTCGGTCTCGGCCTTTTCGCCTTTACCTACCTGAGCCTCCAGGGAGCCGAGGCGCTCCAGTACGGGGGCCAGCGCTTCCTGTACGGCGGTCGATGCGTTGACCTTAAGGTCCGCGCTGATGCCTTCGCGCAACTCTTTGATTTGTTCCGGCGTCATATCGACAGCCTCCTGTTCGGGGTTGGGTAACTCATGCAGGTCGAAGTTTAACGCGCCTTGCCGGAAAACGCTATTGGCAAGGATTTGCCACTGGGATTTGCGCACGGCAGGACGTTCCGGCAGGGCCAGCTCCGCCACCATGCCGGACAGCTCGTAGTCGACCGCGACATACCGATTGGCCGGAGCCGGGCCGTCGCCGCGCGCTTCCAGTTCGAAAACCGCCGTGGCGTCGGTGAAGTCGGCCAGCCACGAGTAGAACTCCGGCCAGCGTGCAGTACCGGCAGCGCGCAATACCTCGTGTTTCTCCTGGCTGGTGAGGCCGCCCAGCACGCCCGCGTCTACGTTGACGAACAAGCCAACGCCGTCGGCAGGAGTAGCCGCGCCGACCTCGCCCAGCAGCACCGCGTCATGGTCAATCGCCTGGTAGGTCGCGATCCCGGTGTACGGGAGGCCCTCGGCGGCCGGAGTCACTGCCAACCAGATGGCAATGGAAGTGTGGATAGGCTCCTCGGCCTCCACCGCAGCCAGTAGCGCCTTGCCCGGTTCCGAGCGGCCGGCGTATTCCACGTCGACCCACTTTTCCACGTCGACCTTGCCGGTCTCGGTGTTCAGCGCAACGTTCTGATTGAAAACGCCGTGGTGAAAGCTATGGATGGCAATAGGGTCTTTAGCGCTGATCCAGTTGCCCTCGGGGTCCTTGGGGTGCCCGAGCGGCGCCAGGGTACCTTCCAGTTGCTTATAGGTGCGCTGGGTCTCGGAGGCGGGGTAAAGCACGCCGTTCATGACGATATTCGGCGGTAGGGTGGAACTTGGCAGAATGATATAGTCACGGCCACCAATGTTCTCGCGGCGGATCTTGGACTTATCGACAGTCGTATACGCGTTTACTCGTAGCTCCGACATCTCGGGGCCTCCTATGGGTTAAACTGCGCCAATCATAACGCAATATGGAGCGGCACGCATGCCCACCGAACGCCAGCAGCAGCAGGCCCGCGACCGGTTTACGGTCACCATGGGGCTGGACGCCAAACGCCCCGACGCTTGGACCGAATACGGGTACAAGGAAAAACTGGGGTTCCAGGATTTCTATAACCTTTACACGCGCCACGGCGTAGCGGCCGGCGCTATCGACCGCGTGGCCGAAAAGGTCTTTCAGACCGCCCCGTGGGTCATTCAGGGCGCGCCCGAAGACGAAAAGAAACCTACCACCGACTGGGAACTGGGGTTCCAGACCATGGCCGAGGAGCTGGACCTGTGGTGGTACTTCAAAGAGGCCTATGCCATGCGTATGGTCGGCGCTTGGTCGGCGCTTATCCTGGAGTTCGCCAATGACCCGGGCGCCCTGTCCGAAGAGGTGGCGACCGGTGCGGTGCTTACCGGCCTGGTGCCGGTGTGGCGCGGCCAGTTGAAACCGGTGGACTACGACGCCCTGGGCAAAGTCAAGTCGTGGAACTACACGCCAACCGGTTTCGACGCTACTGAAATGGAGCAGGGCGCACCGGTCACGCTCCACCCGAGCCGCGTCTACGTCGTAGGCGACTACCGCCGAGGCCGCAGCGTCCTGGAGTCCGGGTATAACGCTTTCGTGGACATGGAAAAGGTGACCGGCGGCGCGGGCGAGGGCTACCTAAAGAACGCCTCTCGTCAACTGCACGTCAACTTTGACATGGAGGCGGACCCAGCCAAAAAGAACCAGCCGGACGACGAGGTAACCGACGACTTTAACGAGACCGCCCGGGCTTTGAATACCCGCAGTGACTCGGTACTTGTGACCCAGGGCGCCGACGTGAACCCGCTGGTGGCGAACCTCCCGGACCCGGAAAAACCGTTTAACGTCTCGCTTCAGGTTGCCATGGCATCCCTGCGCATCGCCGCGCGGATCGTAGTGGGCAGCCAGACCGGTGAGCGCGCCAGTGTTGAGGACATCCGCGACTTTAACGAGCGGTGCCAGGGCGACCGCAGTGGCGAGGTGGCCCGCGAGGTGCGAGGGTTCGTGCGGCACCTGGAGTTGTACAAGGTCCTGGAGGCCCCGGGTCGCGTTTCGATCATGTGGGACAACCTGGCCGAGCCGACCGCCGGAGACCGTGCGGACTTGGCGCTCAAGCTGGCCCAAACGAACCAGGCGAACGCCATTACCGGCGACCGCATTTTCACGCCTGAACAAATCCAAATCGCCGCAGGCTACGAGGCCCAGGACGCCGGCCAGCTTGGCGAGACCGACGACGATGAACCGGTGGCCGAATAATGGGCCGCCCAATCCTCCCCGCCAACCGCGCCGACCCGTCCGGCGTGGACTCGCGCGAGCGCGGCGCCATGGCCGAGATGTCCAAGCGCGTGCGCCGCTGCGGTAAGGCGTACCGCGAGTCCCTGCAGCGCATCACGTTCATCGCGGTCAATGCCAAAAACCCCGGGGTCTATCAGTTCCTGACGAGCCCGGACGCCATCGACACCCTGCTGGGCGAAATGGGCCAGATTGTCGATCGGATCATGAACGACGGCGGCCGCTGGCTGTTCACCGGGTACATTCGTCCTGCCTACCAGCAGGGCACGGCCCGCGCCAACACCAACATCGCGGTACAGTCCAAGGTCTACCGGGACGCCAGGTCAATCGAGACGCTGCTTACCTCGACCCCGTACCTCAAGCGCCTGGGCCTCCTGCGCGGTCGGATCTTTAACGAGATGGACGGGGTGGTGGGTGACGTCAAGACAACCCTGGCGCGGACTTTGACCCAGGGTCTTGCCGACGGCGTGGGACCGCTGGAGATTGCCAAGCGGATCACCGCCGAGACCGGCATAGTCGAGCGCCGCGCGCGCACCATGGCCCGGACGGAGACCGGCGAGGCTCTCCGCGAGGGGCGCCTGGCCGAGACCGAGGACGCGCAGAACCTGGGGATCAACGTGGGCGTGATGCACCTCAGCGCCTTGAGTCCTACCAGCCGCGTCGACCACGTAGAACGGCACGGATGGGTGGGCACCGTGCAGCAGGAGCGGGAGTGGTACGCCGCGAAAAACGGGCGCCGGATCAACTGCAAATGCTCGCCCACGGAGATGCTGCTGGACGACGACGGCAAACCGATGTTTGAGGACGTGGTGGAGCGGACCAAGAAGGCCCGCGCCGAGTGGGAAAAGGAGGAGCAGGAGGGGAAAGTGGTCTAACGGCCCTTTTCGCACGCCAGCATCTCATCGTTTGCGAATTCCTGCGGGGTCCACAGGCCCTGCCGGAGGTCGTAGGCGCGCAGGGTTACCGCACGCATGTCCCCGCTCTTAAACGCCCTCAGCATCTTGTTGAGAGGTTCTCCCGCATTGCGCAGCGCCATCACGGCGTACGCGCCCTCGTAGACCAGTTCACAGTTGGTCATCGCTTGCATGTCTACACTCATGGTCGTTCCACCCATTCCCAGTTTTCCAGTACTCGGTCCAACGCCCATACCCCGATTTGGCCCGGTGCACGGACCTGTAGGTCGCGCCCGATATGGCGGTCTACATAATACGTACTCCCCTGAACAAAGGGCCCTAAAGCCGGACCGAGGTATTTGATAACGTCACCCGTGCGCCAGTTCTCGGGCAGCGGTCGCCGCGCAGGCGCAGTGCACACTACTGGCTGCGGCACGCCGGCCCTGTGCAACGCCTCGGCCTTAAGCGAGCAGTACGCCACGCTATCTACCGCGCTGTCATGGTGGTAGCGCGTCGGGTCCGCCCACTGCCGGACGTCCTTGAGGACCTGCAGGAGCAGCCACACCTCGGACTCCGTGAGGTCCTTGCCGGTGATGGCGTTAAACGCGGTTGCCACGGCCTGCGCCGACCGTTCGCCTTGAGCCTTGTTGTACTCGGCGCCGCGCTCTGCCTGAATGGCAATGGCGGCTTCTAGGAATTCGATACTTTTCATCGGTGTAGCTCCAGGTTTAGAAAGGGATTGGACGCCAGTGCATCGGGTGCAGCGTGCCGGTGCAGGTAGTACCGGCGGTACCGCACCACTCCTGCCAGCGGTCCTCGTAGAACCGCGCCTCGACCCATTGCGTTCCTACCGCCTTCCAGCCTTTTAGCGAATTCGGCCGGTCGTACAGCGGGCCGTACTGGTGCACCTCGGTCTGCACCAGGATCCGGGTGCCGTCCATCGGGGCGCTTGCCATCGGCAGGGGCTGCAGGTCAATCGCTACGGCCCGCGTGATGTCGTCCAGAGCGCTCAGCTCGTGTTCCCAATACGACTCGTCGTCCGAGTCCAGAATGTCCCGCGCCGCGTCCCGCTTTTCGGTCAGCCCAGCGCGTAGGGCCGCCAGGTGGGTCGATACCATCTCGGCCAAGTTCTTGTGCCCTTTGTAGTGCACGTGCGTGTGATTCATCGGGTCAGCCCTCTACTTTTTCGAACTTACGTGCCAGCGTGTTGAGCGGCCAGGTGCAATAGTGCTGCATCTCGGTAGCCACTGCACGTCCGGCGCAACTTTCGGAGCTTCCAGGCCTTAAGGCCAGGCCGTCGGGGCCCAGTAGGTACTCGTTGCCGTGGATATACCAGGCCGTCGTCCTGCCGGTGTAGCGCACCACGTCGCCCTCTTTCCAGTCCGGCGTCGACAAAGGTTTGAGGTATCCCTGAGCCATCAGGTCAGCACAGGTCACGCCGCGCGGTTGGGCGGACAGCAGCTCGCAGACCTGCGGGGCTACACGGTCCCATAGGAGGGCGGACCATTCCGGCGGGCGTCTGAGGATGGCACCGGAGACTCGGCCGGTCTCGGTGGTGGCGCAGATGGCGTTGGTGGTGTGGACGAATCGCATGGCGGGTACTCCGGGTTGGTTGGTTACTTCGGTATGCGCGCAGTATAGGGACGCCTTTTATACCTGTCAACAAAAAGCCCCAGGTTTTTACGCCGGGGCTCGGGTGCCGCAAGAATGGCCTTACAGCCAGTACTCCTCGCGCTGCGGCAGAATCGACGCCTGCACCAGGTGGTGGCCCTCGGCACGCAGGCCGCCGGTACTCACACCCAAGGCCTGCTCGACTGACTGGCGCCACTCCGCCAGGGTCGCGTCATACTTCGCCACCTCGGCGCCGTGCAAGCTGCCCACACTGGCATAGGCGTACGCTACCGGGCGCTCTACCGCAAACGCCAGGGTACTGCAGACGGCAAGGACGCCCAGGAGGGCAGAACAGAGAAAACGACGGATTTGCATAGCGGTATTTCCTTTTCGTTGGGGTGAACTGGTAGAGGGTCCAGGATTCGAACCTGGGCGTGTGGCGGTCAAAGCGCCATGCCTTAACCTGACTTGGCGAACCCTCTAAAACGGTGCCACCGGAGTCCCCCTAGGCCTGATTACCCGGCGCGTCCGGTCGTTCGTATCTAGGGTAGGCGCGCTGAGTCGCCTCGTTTTAGTTCTGCCTTTCGGCCTTCTCCGGTGCTCGGTACGGGGAGAATCGAACTCCCTTCCCATTACGCTAGTTGACGACCCTCAGGGTAATTACTCCGTCAAAGTCGACTGTTCGCCGTGGTTGCCGATCCAACCGGCCCGTACCGTTAAAAATAGAGGCGCCCCTACCCGTTCGCAACCGACCCGCGAGGCACAATGCTCCGGGAACTGCGGCACAGCTACTAGCGGTAGGGACGCTTTGAGCAGTGACCCCGGCAGCCAGCCCGTAGGTGTGGGCTAGACGGAGAACACTTAGTAAACCCGACTTACCCGCTCAGGGGCTCGGGGAGCGCACAGGCCCCGGGGTCACTGCTCAAAACGTGCTGCATATCGCCCCCGGCGCAGCGGTCCGGACTCCCTGGGCGGCGCATTAAGGCAGGTTTCCGTCCCCGCCCCGTGGCATGCGCCTGGCTCAGTTGCTTGCGTTGCGCCCTTCTACTGGCCGTGGGCGCACTATAGGGCTTGCTCGGGCTTGGCGTCAACCCACCTTTCGCCGTCACCGTCCGCCTGCTCTCGCGTGGACCACGGAGTTAGGCCGGCCTCCTCGCCACCCTCGAAATACTCGGTCACGAACCAAGGCGGCCCGGATTCCTCCACGGCCTGGTAGACCTTTGCGACCCGTGCGCCTTCGGTGAAGGTCTTAACTAGCTTGCGGTCTGCCATCGGGGCATTCCTCCTGATTTGAGGCGGCCAGTCTAGCATAGAACCGGTGGGCCTCGTGGTAGTGGGCAAAGCCGTAAACCCGGGCCACCGTTTCCAGGGCTTCGGCGTGGGTGCAGCCGGCGGCGCGCTTGACCGCCTTCGCTTTTCGCTTGAACAGGTCGAGGCTAGCGGGATGGGGTGCGCGGGTCATACGCCTGGTACTCCGGTTTTAGTACTTGGATCCACTGGCCCTTCTGGGGCCCCTTGGTGACCCGCGCCCACACGTGCCCGGGCTTAGGTGCCGCGCTAGGCTTGCGGTTCACAGCGGCGCGTCCAGGTCGTCCGAGATGAACACGGCGGCCTCGTTCGGGCCCACGCACTGGTAGTGCATGCTGGATCCGCGAGGCGTCGGGGCGGCGTTCATGGCCTCCGCCATTGCGGCACAGTGGTACTGTCCGACCCGCTCAAACTTCCCGTAGAAGTCGGCCATGCGGTAGGTCGCGCACTCGTTGGTAGTGGCGTGGCAGGTCGTTGCAAGCAGAACAGCGGTGAGAATAGCCATGGGTGTCGCTCCTGTAAGTGGGTTAGCCGCGTACGCGCTTTAATAGTTCCTCGGCGCGCATCCGAACCGGCGCGTCTTCGGGCAACGGTGTACCTGCGTCCCCGCTGTCATGCAGCGCCACGTAGTTGTCCAGCAGTGCTTTAAGCGCTCGGTAAAGCTCGCCAGCGTAAGGAACCGCGCACTCCTGGAGACGGTCGAGGGACTCGCTCTCGGCCATGTGATGTGCGGCCATCCCACGGGCTTTGCGCGCCTCCTCGGGGTAGCCGGCAGCCTCGTACTGAGCCGCCAGGGTGGTGTAGGTTTGAGCCAGGCCGGTCTCGGCGGAGGCAAGGGAATATGCGGTCACGGGTGAAACTCCTATCTCGAAAGGGCCCAATAGCCCAGGACGTTTGCTGCCGAGCCCGTCAGGAATGACAGCCCGAGCAGCGTGATTTGTTGGTCCGACGTGTACGGGGCGCACAGCCCCATGCCGAGCAGGACGGCGGTGAGCAGCCCGAGGGCGCCCAGGGTGGAGGCCATCATGCGGCTTCTTCCAGTAGCACGCGGCGCCAGTGGTAATTGCTGAGCTTCGATTTGAAGGTACAGGCCTGCGCATGGGTCATCGGCGTGCAGTTGAGTTGCCCGCGTGTGCCCCTGTCGTCCCTTACCCAGATGACATTGAACTTTCGCATATCCCCTCGCTCCGTTGTTTCGTTCGGTATGGGCGCACTATACGGCGCCCTTTCCGGACTGTCAACACCCCTCGTCTAACAAAACTTTCGTCCCCTGGCGCGGGTCCGGCCCGGCCAGTTCGACCTTTGTGACCTCCGGGTCCCGCCAGGGTGCGGTCGGTTCGTGCGGGGCCACATGCTCGACCGCCACGCGGCGCGCGCAACTCCGGCAGGGCGCCAGGATTGTCAGCACGCGGACGCCGTTGATTACTCGGAACTGGGGCATTAGCGAACCTCCGCGCGCGCTGCTCGCCATACTTCCAGGGCTACGCCTTTGAGGCCCTCAAACTTTCCGATGTCGCGCAGGGCTTGCTCGTTTTCCAGGTACCAGGGTTCGACATGCGCCCAGGGCACAGGTGCCCCCGCGGGGGCCAGGGTCGAGCAAACCTCGGCTTCCAGGGTTTCGAACTTTTCGTAGCTCAAGGCTCCGCTTTCCAAGATCCGCTGTAGTAGGTCTCTCATTGCTGCTCTCCGTCTCGCTGCATCATATAGGACAGTTGCTCGTTAGTGATCGGGCTGCCGCGGAACCTCGACTCTACCGAACTGTGGGTGCCGCAGAACAGTTTTCCCGGCTCCCGGTAGTTCTGGCACGGCTCGGCCGATGCGCAACGGGCCAGTGGGTTCGCCAGCCCGATAGGGCAGCCCCCTGGGCACGAGCCGCAGCAGGCCTGCAGGGTGTTCCCCGCGCCTCGGATGCGCGAGACCTGGGTTAGGGGGCCGAGGGTAAAGCCTCCATAGGTTACCCCGTCAGCGGTACGGGTTACGCCGGCTTCGGACTCCTCGCTGGGCGTCAAGGCGCTCATGCTAAACGGGGCGGGACTGTGCGTTATTCGAACGGCGGGCCCGCTGCCTGGGTGCGTCAGTTTCTCCGGAGTGTATGTCAGGTCCTTTACCCGCGCCGGTACCGCCGGCACCAGGTTGGCCCAGGTAGTCGTACCGGTGAACTTGCCGTCCCACTCGCCCGCGTACTCGGGCAGGCCTTCCAGCAGCGGCACGTCGTCCGGGGCCATGTGGTAGGACACTTGCTCCCCGCCTGGCAGGTCGATGTAGACCACGTGGCGCCACGTCAGGTTACTCTCGGTCTTGCTGTCCAGCCCGCGACCCGCAGGCCAGCCGAGCAGCAGGGCCATCCGTACGAGCGCCACGGCGGCGTTGTTGCGCTGGGTGTACGCGCGGTTCGCCCGGTGTTCCAGTTCGCACACTGCGCGCGCGTGGTCGTTGTAGGTGACTACCTGCACCTGGTTCGGCTCGTGCACGACGGTAGCGGGCTGCAGCAGGGCGGACGGTACTACGTGGATGTCAGTCATGGTCGGTCTCCGGGGTGTTTCGTAGGGCGAGTAGGGCGGCTTGCTCGGCAGGGGTGAAAGTCACGTCGGAACGGGCATCTCCAATCTGGTCCAGAAAGTCGATGGACTCGCAGTCCTCCACGTGCTGGCGGTACTTGGCGAGGAGCTGCTGGGCGTCGTTCAGCTCGTTTACTAGGGCGTTGATGTGGGTCAGCGCCCGACGAGTAAGGCGGCTCTTTGCTTTGCGCAGCTCGGCATAGAACTCCTCCAGCTCGGCCAGGTTTTCGCGCTCCCGTTCGGCCTGCAGGGCCGTGGCCGCCTTTGCTTTGCGTACCTCGGCGGGTTCCGGGTTGTAGGTTCGCACCTTGAGCCACGTGTCGTAGTGCATGCGCTCGGGCTTCCAACCCTGCTGTAGGGCGTGTTCGGTCACTTTGCGGAATGCATCCACCTCGGCCTCCGTGGCCGGGATGAACCCGTGGCGCTCGGCTTCTGCTGCCCGTCGTTTCAGGTACTCTGTGGGGCCGTTATGGCCCTGGCACAGGCGGGTCTTCGGGTTAACGTAGTACTGAATCTCGCGCATCTCTCGTTGCCTCCAGGGCATTGGGTGTGCGCGCAGTATGCGGCCACCCTTTCCGAACTGTCAACCCCCGCGCAGCCGCTTGCGCTTGAGGAGCCGCGCTTGCTTGCGATCCCGCATGATCGACTCCACGGCGTACCGCAGGGCGTCCATGATGTGGTTGTTTGCGTCCACGATGTCGCGCGTGATGGCGCCGGACAGCCGGTCCACTTTGTACTTGTACTCGGACAGCTCGTTGCGGGTCTTGGCGCAGCGCGGGTGCACGACGATGCGGAACGTCTTGAGGAACGAGATACCGTCCTCAACACTGCCGGAGCCCTTCTTGCACGCGGCGATCCTGGGCATGGCGTACAGCTTCGGGTCGTCCTCGTCGGAGCTGCGGCGCGGCTTGGCCGTGTGGCTGATAGCCTCCGGCCGCGCGTTGTCCGCCGTGATGACCAGGGTGGCCGCCTCGGGGATGGCCGCACACACGACCTTGGCCGCGTCGTCCAGCTCCACCGCCACCTCGGACACCTCCGCATCCACGTACAGCTCCCGCTCGTCCGGGCTGATCCAGCAGCGCACGGCGGCCATGGGATCCGTGGAGAACCCCCAGTCCAGGCCCAGGTACGGCCCGTTCCAGCCGGTGGTATCGCGGAACCCGGTCTCGTAGCACCCGTAGTAGATGGCCGCTTTGCTGGCCTTGAGGTACTTGCCCTCCCAGATGTTCGCGTAAATCTCCGGTTCGAACCGCTCCAGGGCGTCCACGCGGTCCTCCTCCAGCTCGTCGGGGAACCACGGGTTGTCCATGTAGTTCATTTCGACAATGCAGGAGCGGGGCGCCGGCTTGGCCCCACGGAACCGCAGGTCCACCGGGCTGCCCTCGTCGCGCGGGTTCCAGATGACCCAGATTTCCGATCCTTTCGCCCGGATCGTCGGGGTCAGCGCGCGCCAGGAGTACTCGGGGACGTCCTCGGCCTCCTCGACAATGCACAGGTCAATCTGGGCCATGGACTTGATGGAGCCGATGTTGTGCCGCAGCCCCTTGAAAAAGAACTCCGTGTCGTTGATGCGCGACCGCAGGTAGTCCTCGCCCACGTCATACGCGCGCTCCAGCCAGGGCTCGCTGGCAATGGCTGCTTTCAGCTCGGCGTGGAATGACTGTTTGATGGAGTCCTGCAGGTCCCGCGTGCAGACGATGCGCATCGAGTCGATGACGCCCCACACGGCGGCCATCTTGGCGAACCCCATCGACTTGCCGGACCCCCGGCCGCCGTACGCCCCCCGGTACCGGAGGGAGCCGCGCGGATGGGAGAACACGTCCAGCAGTTTGGGCGGTAGCTCTATCTTGGCTTCCCGTTCTTTCAGCCTCATCCGCCAGGGCCCACCAGGCGGATAACGGTAGGCATCTCAACGTCATTGCCCTCGCCATCAGTCTGAGCGGTCTTCTGCGGCGCCTCCCAGCCCAGCAGCTTGGCCAGTATCTGGATGGCGGTTTGCTGCGAGTGGATTTCGATCTTGAGGCCCTCCTTACCGGCGGACAGCTTGGAAATGATTTCCATCTTTTCCGGATCGTTCTCCACGCTCGGGCGGATCCTCCAGCCGGTCTGCCACTCCGTTACCTCGCCCGTCATCATGTCGGAGGCGACCGGAATGCGGTACCACTCCACCAGGTCGTGCAGTGAGGTCCGCGCTTGCCGTGTGAGGCGCTCAAGGGCCTCCTGTTTTGTCATCACCGCAGCGCTGACGGCGGCGGCGTTCATTGCGGCCATAAACGCGGCAGGCCTATCCATCGCTAGCATGCGGGCCGCGCTGCTGTCTGCTGTGGCCGCGCTGACCGGCTTGCCGGCAGCCTCCTTGGCCTCCATGTACGCGAGCCGCTGGTTCATGCCTGCCACGACGCGCGTGCAGACAGCCCGTTGTAGAGGGGTTAGCGCCTCATATAGCGCCGCTTGTTCTGGTGTCATGGTCGGGTTTCTCCTGTAATGCCTGCCATTCTACCTGTGCCACCAGCAACATGCGCAAGTCGCGTGCAGTTTCCCGGTTTTCGACCACAGGAGTGTAAAAACGCCGGCCCCCGTGGTTAAAAATGCCCCGAAATCCACGGAATCGTCCGGTTTTCTGGCATTTCACCTCGTGCACACCCACATAGCTGGCCACTCCTTTCTCACTGGTGGGCGCGGCCATGTCTGCGTGGGGGTCGTACAGATTGGCCTGTCGGTTGTCCTTTTGCCGGCCGTTTCGGTGGCGCACTTGCTTCGGCAGGTAGCCGTAGGCCAGGGCAAAGCAGATTCGGGCGTATTTGACCTGCTCCCCGAGGTACCACACCACCAGGGGCCCGTCAGCGTACTTTTCGAAAGCGTTGGCCAGGCAGCGGCCTTTGTACAATTTGCCGCGGCGGCCGTCGTATCGGAAGGTAGCGCGCAGTATGTCCATGTTCATTGGGGATATACTCATGTGGGTAGAGATGGAAACCCTTATAGGGCCTAGGCGAGCAGTATATCCGGTAGAGATGTGTCTGGGAAGTAAGGGTATCTCTACCCTCTCTGTAAGCCACGTCCCGTAAGGGCTGCGCCAGTATAACGGTGTTCCGTAACGGGATAGAGGGGATAGAGTGCCATACTCCCGGTTTGCCAGCTATTCGGGCCATGGGCCTACAGCCTACCCTTACTATATATTTCTACATTAACTAATAGAGAGTATGTCTACTATCTCTACCGTATATACGAAAAACCCCGGGAGGATTGGCTCCTGCCGGGGGTGAGATGGTGAACGTTGGTCTCTGGGGATCCCTAGTAAAAGGATATACATCTCTACCGGGAGCTGCCCCTAACAGGGCTACCCGCGCACCGCTGCCAATAGCGCGGCCCATTTCTGCTCAAGCGCGGCGTTATTCTCCACCGCTGACAGCCTTACCAGTGCCTCCTCGATTTCCGAAAGTGACGCCCCGCCCAGCCACAGCGACAGAGCGTTGCGGAGGGTCTCGACCTGTGCCCTGTCTTCCAGCAGCACGGAAAGGGTGCGGTCTTCTACCGGAGACGTTATCTCCAGCTCCAGCACGGCGGGGTCTCCGGCCACCACCCGCAGCCAGTCCGCGCTATAGGCACAATCAATTCGTAGTGTCATTGCTGCACCTCCGTGACGGCCTTCCATCGGCCGCCGCAGAAGTCCAAACGCCCGGCGTACACTTCCGCCGACTGCACTTCAGTCATAGCCACGCCCGGGCATTCAGTCGGCAGCGTGCCCTCCGCCCCTTTGCAGGTCGTGCAGTACTCCAGGCCCCCATGGCAGTAGTTGCACGAGCGGGACGCGCAGTCCCCGGAACAAACGTGCAGGGTGTGCGCAGTCATCGTGCCGCCCTCCAGCCTTTCAGCACCGCAACCGGGTCGACGTCATCCGCCAGCCCGACGACCTCCCAGGCAAACCCGTTGCGCTCGCACCAGTCCGCCGCCTCCCAAGGGGTGGTGTACGCCCCGCCGACCTGGACACTTTCCCCGAGGGAGTCAATCAGCCAGGAGGTGTACATGCTGTCGACAGTGCCTTCAATCTGCAGCACTCGGCGCTCCAGTGATGTAGCCATGGCCCGGGCCCTTTGCTCGTTCATGCGGTCCGCGCAGTCCTGAGCGTCACTCTCCGCCAAGAAAACCAGGCAGGTCCCGGAGACTTTATAGAGCCCGGGCAGACGGGGTTCGGTCGGACCGATCGTGTAGTACGGCGTCTTGAGGCGCGGTAGCACTTCAAGGACGGTAGGCGCGTCTTGAGCCATCAGGCTCCGCAGCTCCTCATAGGCGGCAGGCGGATACGGCTCAAGTAGGTGGAGGTCTGCCAAGCGTTCGGCCAGCGCGTAGGGGATCGTTAAAGTTCGCATGCTTGATGCTCCTGTAAGAGTTCGTAGGCTTGTTGCCACAGCACCGGGTGCGAGCAGTCCCGCAGTACTTCCAGGAGCTGGGCTTTCTCTTTGAGGTAAACCCTCGCAAAGTTCGGATCATGCTGGCAGATACTGCGGCTGTTGCTGATGAGGTCGGCCAGCTTGATGGTTTTGGCGAACGGATGGGCGCTCCCGGTGTGTTCCCGGTCCAGGCGCTTTCGGTACGCCCGGTTCCCGTCGTCAAGGGTTGAAACGTCCGTGAGGTCCAGCACCAGGGCGGTTACAACGGGCCCGAACACCGATAGCAGGACCTGGCCCGGCACTCGGGTGTCCTCTAGCACGTCATGCAGCCACGCCGCGGCCAGCATGTTGGGGTCCGTCACGCCGGCAGTCTTGAGAATCTGCACGACCTCGGCCGGGTGTTCGATGTACGGTTCGCCCGTGTACTTGCGCTTCTGCCCGATAGCCGCGTGCGCGGCCATGGCGAACACCTGGGCCTTGTAGACCACACTACTCATGGGCCAGCACCCCCGCGATGTCGGCCAGCATCATGGCGCAGTTGGCCACGTCTGCGGCGTGTTCGGATATAAGGCCAGTGTCGTTTGCTTCTAGCGCCATCCCCAGTTTCTTTACATGCCAATGGACCTCAGCCATGGCGGTCTCACGGTCCATCCGAATCCAGCCCTCGCGGTCGCCCTTGTGGCTGTTCGCGTGCAGCTCCTTGCGCATGAGGGCCAGGAACGGCAACAGCGTGTCGTCGTACTTCTGCCGCACGTTCGCGCCGGCCTGGAAGGCTTCCCAAGCGCCGATTTGATCCATTACCGGCTGGCCGTCCTTACGCTGGACCTTGAACACCTTGCGGTCTATTACGACCTCGGCCACGGTCTCGAGCATCCACGCTGCAAACGCTTCTGCCAGTACTTTCTGTTTGTCGGTCATCTCAGTTGCTCCCAGTTGCGAAAATGAATGTCAGAAGGCCCAGCGCCAGCAGGTACCCGAGGCACGACCAGCGGAACAGCCGGGCGTTTTTACGCTCAAGGTCATGCGCCCAGGCCAACCGGCGGGCAGCCAAGTCCGAGCAGGTCGCCACGTTGTACCGCAGCAGGGCCAGCTCCGACGGGGTAACGCGCTCCTCCTGCAGCTCGGCCTCACGACGTAGGGAGTCTTGCAGGTTCCGTTGCAACATGTCGATCGCCTCAGCGTTCGTCAGGTGCAGGTCAGAAAAGTCGCCATGCTTTGCGAGAGCCTCGCCCCGGGGCAGATTGCGCCACGAGGTGTACAGTGGGGGTCGGGTTAATTCAGACATAGCAGGTACTCCGATTGGATTTGCCCCAGTTATGGGGGAATGGTTTAGAAGCCGCGAGCGGTCATGCGGGTGAAGTGTTCGGCTGCAAACTTCTGACGCTGCGAGTCCTGAAGCTCCCGAAGCGATTTAAGGCCCATTTCGGCCAATATCTCGGCGGTAATTGCGTCGTCCATCAGGTCTCGCACTCGCTTGGCTTCGGCTCGGGTGTAGGTAATTGCTCTCACCAGGTTTCGCTCCGTTTCGTTTCGGT